TTCTTGTAGGTAACGCAACTAACGTTGCAACGTCTGTAGCGGTAACCGGCGATGTCACGATTACAAATGCTGGCGTCACTGCGATCGGTACGGGTGTTATCGTCAACGCAGACGTTAGCGCGTCCGCCGCGATCGCACTGAGCAAACTTGCGTCAGGAACATCTGCGCAGATACCAGTTGCAAACGCAACCGGTGTGCCTACGTATGTGTCGGTTACAGGTGACGTTACAATCACAAATGCTGGTGTCACGGCGATTGGATCAGGTGTAATTGTCAATGCTGACATCAGCGCAACTGCCGCGATTGACCTTGGCAAACTTGCTGACATCTCAACCAGCGCGCAGACGGCGTCATATACACTTGTTCTAGCAGATAAGAACAAGATAGTAGAAATGAACGTGGCAAGTGCAAACGTACTTACAGTACCTACCAATGCAAACGTTGCGTTTGCGGTAGGTTCTCAAATTCAAGTTCTCCAGACAGGCGCCGGTCAGTGCACAATTACTCCACAGGTGGCAGGCGTAACTATCAACGGAACACCTGGTCTGAAGACACGTGCGCAGTGGTCAATGGTTACACTGATCAAGCGCGCAACTGATACCTGGGTTGCCGTTGGAGACTTGTCAGCCTAGTGATGGTTGACATGGTACGATCTAACCACTATGGTATTAAGAGACAGTGGCGGTAAAAAGCCAACCACTCCAACAATTGGAACTCCAACTGTCGGCAACACGCAGGTAAGTGTCGCGTTTACAGCTTCTACCTACATAGGAAAAGGAACAGTCACATACACAGCGACTTCAAGTCCTGGTGGGTTTACCGCAACTGGAAGTTCGTCGCCTCTTGTAGTTACTGGTCTTACTAACGGAACTGCCTATACCTTTACCGTACGAGCCACCTCATCAAGCGGCGTACAGTCGGATTCTTCAGCGGCTTCAAGCTCGGTTACGCCAGGCGTTGCGCCAAGCGCACCGACAATTGGAACAGCAACCGCTGGAAACGCTCAAGCAACCGTAACCTTTACACAGGGTGCAACTGGAACTGCAGCGGCAGGCGCGGTTACATATAGGGCTACTTCAAGCCCTGGTGGTCTTGTTACTACTGGTATCAACGTCACCTCACTAACGGTAACTGGTCTTACAAACGGAACCGCATACACATTTGTTGTAAGAGCGGAAAGCGCATTTGGTAATAGCCCTAACTCTGCTTCTTCAAACTCTGTCACGCCGGTTGCGCCTCCATACTTTCCTCCATTCTTTCCTCCATTTTTCCCTCCATTCTTTCCTCCATTTTTCCCTCCATTCTTTCCTCCGTTTTTTCCACCAGTATTTAAGTAGACGCCGATGGACGATCTTCGTCTTTCAGAGCTGTATAGAGAATACGAAAAGAATGGTTTTGCGGTTCTTGAGAACGTCATCGATGAAGAACTGATCACCGCATTCGAGAAAGAATATCCTCGAGAAAAATATACAGATATACCTCCGTATGCCTCGTACATTGCAGATCGAGCCGCATATATAAATAGCGAGATCATACGAAACATCATCTGTCATGAGACACTTGTAAGATTTTTGGCGCTGTCTGGGCAGCAGTATATGCTGCAAATAATTGAGGCGAGACGCGGGTCATCGCAGATTGACTGGCATATTGACTACTTTGGCGCAGATGATAAGCCGTGGGACGAGTTTGTGGTTGTTCAGGTCTGTCTGCAAGATGCAACAGAAGAGTCAGGACCGCTTGAGATTATTGAAGGTTCACATCTTTGGAACATTGATTGGAACGTAATCACAAAAGAAAATTGCGCAGAAAACGCAACTTCTTGCTGGAAGTACTACGAAAAAGCTATAGTAGATCATGCGCAAGAACCTCGTAAGTTCTTATGTAAACGAGGTGACATCGTGCTTTGGAGTGGATACGCAATGCACCGTGGCAGCAGACCTACTAGTCTATCGATTGAACGACACACGATGATCGGTAGGTATAACTCGTCAAAAAACCCAGAAGCAGAGTATCCAGATAAGCTCAAAAAACACGGTGAGATTTTGTACGTAGTCCATTGATACAATCAATCTATGGACTCACCCTGGAAGATCCCACCTGGATATTTTGGCACTGGTCCCCAAAATGTAAAGATATTGAGAAACTTTATTGACCGCGAAGACGTGGAAAAGATCTATGCGTTTTCAAAGACAATAAACGAGTGGCTTACCGACGGCATGGAGGACACGTACAACGAAGATGGGACGTGCACGTACAGCTCTTGGTATTGGAAAGATCGACAATGCTCAAGCGAGATCTTGCAGAGACTAAGTCCTGAGATTCACGCGCTGATTGATTCATATATAGACAAGATGGCGATCGTTGCCGGAGAGCTATTCAACTGCGAACTTGAGAAACGTCCACCGTGTATCATCAGGTGGTTCCCCGGGATAGAGCAGCAGCCGCACGCGGACAAACAACTGCTCGACGGATCTCCAAATCCTTTTCAGGCCTATGACATAAACTCGTTGTTCTACTACAATGACGACTTTGAGGGTGGTGAATTATATTATCCAGAGCTAGACATCGTGGTCAAACCTGAACCTGGTCTCGCGGTCATCCACCCCGGTGATATACATTATCTACATGGCGTAAAGACAATTACACAGGGTGAACGATTTACGTCACCGGTGTTCTACACAGTCAAATGAGGACAGAATGATTGCAGGAAAGAAGCCGCATAACGCTCTATCTCCACGCGTGCTTGTCTTTAATGACTTTCTGCCAGAAAGCGACTGGCAGACTGTAGACGCATACTGTAGATCCAAAGGCGACAGTTTTGAGTTTATCGGATACGGCTCGAACATGCGCTACAAAGAATACACACACTCGCAGCGTCATGACATCAAGTACCAGCGCTCGTATCTCTCTGACGACAAGAATGACACCGGAACCCGGCACGGCGATAACTACAAGATCTACATGGTTGATCTCACAAATACGTCACACTTTCTATACGATGAACACACAGGTGAAACGCTATCGACGATGCTGCGCGTCACTCAACGGTTGATCTCTGACATTCATGGAAACCAGACAATATATGAAAGTGGACCGTGGTTGTCTCGAGCTCCTGCAGGTGGGCACATGAATCTCCACTGCGACGGGACGTTTATCGCCAATCCAGATTTAAGTACAGATTTTTCCGCCGTCTATTATGTCAATGATGACTACGAAGGCGGAGAACTGGTCATACCGGTAATCGGTGTAAAGATCAAACCAAAGGCAAACTCGCTTATTCTTTGGTCACATGTGTGGCATGAAGACATGGCGCACGGTGTCTTACCAGTGACAAAAGGAGAGAGATACATGTCGCAAGGATTCTTTGCGTCTGTAGACTGACATATGAACCCGATATATCTAAGTGACCCACGTCTAGGAGTTCTTGTCTACAAGAACGCACTGCCAAAAGAACTTGAGCTTGTCAATCGTCTAGAAAAGACAATCGGCAAAAGCACAACTCCACCGTTTATGTGGATGGAGGCACTTGTCGGCTATGCACAAAAGATGCCTGAATACCGCGACTGTGTGGACTGCAAGATCGGCGATATCCATCTACAGCATCTTCCGCCACAGTTTGAAGAGCTTCGCAACATATACAACGATACGGTTGTCAATCTCCGTCGCTGTGTCGAAGACTATCAGCAGCGGTACAACATCGGGCTCAACTATATGGAGGCGATCAACTATGTTCGCTATGGTGAGAAGCAGCACTTCCAGGTGCACACGGATCACGGGTTTTCGTACACGTGCACAATGTCATCGGTGATGTACCTTAACGACGAGTACGACGGCGGTGAACTATGGTTCCCGTATCTTGATCTCGAGTTCAAGCCAGAGTACGGAGACATCGTGCTATTCCCGTCAACGTACATATTTGCCCACGCTGCAAAACCGGTGACAAGCGGAGTCAAGTATTCCGCCGTAACGATGTTTGACTACAATGATCGAAACCATGATCTGCCGTCTAACTACGACTATTCAAGAGAGTAAGATGCCAAAGTTCTCGCTTCTTCGCACATACCAAACGCCACCGGAGATTAGACAGTCGCGTCTCAAACGAGAGTGGATGGACAATACGTATAAGAAACATGCGTATCAGTGTCTACCTATGACATACGCCAACGTCTACGGCTGGGAGCTTGTGTTGCCGCATGACGTTGTTGCGATCTGGGAAGGCGGAAATACACTCCCAAAGATACTTGAAGGCGCTGACTACGGCGGACGTCAACTTGCATACGGCGGAATCATTGGAATGGTTTCATTCTCAACAGGCTGGGTATTTAAGACAGAACCTGGCTATGAGACAATGATTGGTGGATCGCCAAACTACTTTGTTGACGGAGCCGAGGCCTTATCTGCAATAATCCCAAGTAGCTGGTGGCCAGATGAGTTTCAGATGAACTGGAAGATCAACAAGATCAATGAACCAGTCACGTTTGAGGCTGGAATGCCGTTTATGTTCTTTACAATGTTTGACAGCAATGTACTTGATCGTGTAGAGTTTGACGTTGCAAATCTTTGGGATAACCCAGAGCTTATGCACAGTCGTCAAAAGTACGGTGACCAAAAGATGAAAAATAATCAAGAAAATCCTTGGACATGGACAAAAGGAATACGCACCGGACTAGACGCCGATGGGAATACAATTGGACCAGAGTTTACAGGTTTGCCAAAGCTGAAGGAGCCAAAATGAAGTTAGGTGCATTTGACGAAGAGCGCGCTAAAAAAGAGGCAGTCTCGTACCTTGCAAAGTCACTTACTGTACTTAGCTCAATACTTGACATTGACCTAGACTCATTCAATCCAGAAAATGCAAATCCGTATGGAATTGATAGTCCGTTTTACGCCTCATACGAATGTTTGCGCGAAGAGTTTTATGCGTTTGGAAAGTTAGTAAATGAATAGTCCAGAAGAAAAAGATGAAATTGACATGAGTGTCCGTCGAGGAGAGTCTGTTACAGATGTCTCAGACTGGGACAACGAGGTCATTGAGTGGGACTCAAGTACAGGAATCTACTATGTCGCCGGTAAGCCGGTAAGTATGTGCCAAGGTGTTGCAATGTTTAAGACGGAAGAAAATGACAATGAAAAGAAAGTATGATCCAGCCGCGGACCTGGCGTACCGTTCATGCAACCTTGCTTCTTTGATGTACATACTTGGAATAGCCAGAGAAGACTTTGAAAAGACAACCATTGATGACGCAATCAATACAATTCGCGATAGGTACGTGTATAAGCATGACATCTCTACAAATATCGCGTCTCAAGAGTATATCAAGAAACAGAGTATTGTGCTTTCAAGAAACTTTAGACGCGCGTGGTTTGATGTCCAGGTTGCCGCATACGAGGTTGAACACATGAAGTGCAGTTGCTACTACGTACAAACTGAACGCGTCTTAGGCGGACAGGAAAAAGTAGTATGCGACGTGTGCACTGAGGCTGGTAGATCGCATGAGTGAAGAAAAACGATACGAACCTCAGCGGTCATTTGACTACACAAAGTGGTTTATGGACTGGCGTCAGTTTGCTGATGAGTCAACTCGCAAAGATGGACCCGAGTCTGTCAAGATCGCAAACTATCTATTCAACACGGTAGGCGTTGATCGTAGAAATATAGCGACAGGTGGCGCGAGCGACTATGAGTTTGTTATCCACTATCCGCGACCGCATCTTGCTGACTCGTACGGTCAGTCACAGTGGATGGCAATCTTGCTTATCCAGATGATTATGGACATTGCGCCAAAGAAGCACGTACTTGCGTTATCAGGCGGACTTGATCGATATCGACTCAAGCCTTTTCAAGATATCTTTGGCTCGTCAATTTACTTCTTAAACAATAAGAAGCTTGCAACCTACGAGATGTTCCAGCGCGAACATACGCCAATGCATTACGAAGTTGTAACAATGCAGCAACTCGAAGGCGATCCGCCAGGTAAGACGTGGGGATTTGACATGATCGTTGGCTGGTCACAGGACATGGAAAATCCATTTATCCCAGTTGATTTTTATGTAGATCGTCTTACTCCAGGTGGAGTAATGATCATCCAAAACTCGTCTGACAGTGTGTTCTTGTACCATAATGATACGCAGGCAACACCAGTATGGGAGTATCATGAGGCTCTCAAGTCGCGAGATGACTGTCGTGTATATCACATACCTATCTTTTACGGACTAACGATTGTGGTGAAGGACTAGACAATGATTGTAATAGATAACTGTCTTCCAGCAAAGCTATACAAAGAAGTGCTCAATGATGACAAGTTCTTCCCCGAGACAATGGGTGGTGGAGACAGGATCGCGACCGAACTCAACTCGTATCATTACGAAAAGTCAAGTTGTTTTGCACCGTATATGTTCTGGGACGGTTGGTGGAGAAGTCCAGCAAACACACTACGCAAACGCGTAGTTCAGTCAATATGGAAGAATAACTTGCCATGCAAGAAAGAAGACATTCTTGGTTTTGAGTATTGGACGCGTACATATATGCCAGGCCAGTTCTTAGACGTACACGTCGATGAAGACACATTTTTGTATGAAGACAGCAAGATCTTTAGCGGCCCGCATATTGGATCGATATACTACGGACTCGATAATCTTGAGGGTGGTTTTGTCGAGATCCACAACGCAAAGTTGATCGACGGAACGCCTCTTGCAATCGAACGTGAAAACGTAGATCCAATTCTTTCTCCAATTGAAGAGCGCGAAAGAATAGCATATCGAGGAAATCGTCTAATCATCTTTGACGCTGGACACGTTATGCATGGAACTACTCCGGCAAAAAGTGGAATACGTCAAGTTATGGTCATAAACGTATGGCACAAAGATCACCCGCCTGTGGCACTAGAAAAGAACACGTTCTACTATGAATAATGTCGAGTCAATACAACTGATCGCGGTGCATGCCTACAAGACAGCACTAGATGGAATAGACAACGAAAAGCTCATTGAAGAAATTAGGACCCACGACGGGACAATCGCCGAGCACTATCTACAGAACAAGCATCACACGTATTATGAAGACCAACGGTATCCGTTTGGAAGACCAGAGTCAGAGAAACTAATTGAGACACTTACTACTGCGGTAAGCCAGATCGTTGGAAGAGACATGATCCTCGAAGAGATCTGGACGTTGACGCTGCAGAAGGGTAACTCAGTTGCCTGGCATTCTCACAAGTCAAACACACATCTACATCCAGAAGAGTTTTTCTCAATAGCCTACTATCCAAACGCCCAAGAAGGTAGCGCGGATCTGATCTTCACAACAACAGCATGCAACACACTTGAGCATAGCACAATTGTTGAAGTGTCTACCGGCACGCTGGTCGTGTTCAACTCATTTGTGACCCACATGACAAGTAGGCATTTACTTGACGAAGAACGCGTGGTGATCAGCGCAAACTTCTCGCCGGCGCAGCTAAACAACGCGCCTACCCAAGACTGGACTGCGTACTCACGACCAATATGGTCTGAGTATGAAAAGAAACTAAATGCGTATGATAAGACATTTATTGCAAAGGTGCATACACCGTTTGGTGAAGAAAGCTACATGATAGGTCTTCGTAATGACGGCACAGGTGAAGTAACAATTGACAACAATGTTCAAGCGTTTAGTACCTACAATCTAACAGATACACTATTTGAGACATCGTTTCAAGTAAACGTACCTATGACAACTGTAGTTGCAATTAGATTTTCAATCGATAGTGTGACAAATACAATAGACGGTCTTGTCAAGATCGGAGATTTTTTAGCATGCGCGCTTACAGGAGAGAAGGTTAAGTAGTGTCAGTATATGACATCAAGATCAAATCTATTGACGGCGAAGAAGATATACTTGACAGACTTAAAGGCAAGGTTTGCCTGTTCACCAATATAGTGTCAAAGGCTGGCTACGAACCAAAGTGCAGCAAGCTGTGGTCTCACGCTAGAACAATGCGCCAGTTTTGGGAACTACAGCAACTTCACGATCTGTTTGGTGACGACTTTAGTGTTGTTGGTCTCCCGTGTAATCAGTTTTACGGTATGGAGCCGCTCGACAATGAGCAGATTAGTCAGTTCATCAAAGACACATATCCTTTTGTCACTTTTCCAATAACTGAAAAGATTGACGTAAACGGACCAGATGAACATCCAGTCTACACGTATCTAAAAGGCCCGCACACTCGAAGGGCAGACGATAATCGCGCTGACAATAGCGACGCGGCTATAGCTGGTCAAAATCTTGCAAATCAGGCTATATCAAGAATACCAAGTAACTTTGAAAAGATCATTGTAAGTCGCGAAGGCCTACACGTCATGAGATTTAGGTTTACTAATTGGCCTATGGCCGACGAGTCGCTTATCAATGAAAGTGATCTAACTATCAAAGACAGCATCAAAATGCTATTACCTGATACAAACTAGTCTTCGCGTCGTGTGTGTATTTTGTTCTCAATCATAAGATGTTTGCTCCACGTGTTGATAGCATGAACAAGCCCAAGCTCTCTTGCAACATCAAATTCTTCTTGGATTAGCTTAATTTTTCCATCGGCAATATCGCACCAAGCGGTAGCAACAGCCTCAGCGCCAGTTTTTCCAATTGTTCGATACTTATCGTCAAGTTTGTTGAGTAGTGACAAATCGTTCCATTCACGCATATAAATATCGTATACATGGATACACGCTTTCCAGTGATATTATGAGCCTATGACGGTCACAAAAGAAACGTATAAAGAGTTCATCGGCAGAGTAAGCTACGGTGATATTGAACCAATCATAAGCGCACCTGCAGTGGACTTCGACGCAGTTGATCGTGTCGTAAAAAATGATACCGATGTGATCTTTACTTGGGACTATTCACTCGCGCGACCACAATTGCGCAAGTTGTATGAGAAGGCAAAAAACAACCAGTGGAACGGTGAGACCGCACTTGACTGGAGTATTGACGTTGATGTAGAAAAGTCAGTTGTTGAAGACTATGCCAACTTTGGCTCAAGCAGAGAGATGTCAGTATACGCCGGAAGTCCTGTAGAAAAGTGGGGCGATAAAGAATGGCTCGAGTTTGGTGTAAATAGTCGAAGGTGGCTGATCTCGCAATTCATACACGGCGAACAAGCCGCGTTGATGTGCTCTGCAAAGTTGACGCAGTCGTGCCCGTGGTACGACGGAAAACTCTACGCATCAACGCAAGTGGTAGATGAGGCGCGCCACGTTGAGGTATTTGCTAAATATGGAAAAGAAAAACTTAATGGAGTTCTTCCGTTCAACTGGCATATTCAAAGTCTGGTAGATGACACGATCGCTGACAGCCGTTGGGACATGACGTACCTCGGAATGCAGATCATGGTTGAAGGACTAGGACTTGCGTCAATGGCGTACACCCGTGAACTCACCAATGAACCTCTACTCAAACAACTACTTCGCAATGTTATGACAGACGAGGCTCGTCATATCTCGTTTGGCATTATCTCACTTAAAGAAATATATGCCGAGATGAGCGATACCGAGATCATGGAACGTCAGCAGTTCGCGTATGAGGCAAGCGTCAAGCTAGGCGAAAGAATGCTTCAGCAAGAGGTCTATGAGAAGATGGGAATAAAGACGCGTGATATCGCGCCGTATCTTCTTAAAGATCCAGCCCAGGCGTGGATCCGTAAGATGCTTGCCGCAAAGATCGTGCCAAACGTAAGCAAACTTGGACTACTTGATCGTAACGGCGGATGGCTTAGGAAGAAGTTTGAAGAGATGGGAACAATTGAGTTCGAACACCTTGGTGACTCTGAAGAAGAATTCTCGGAGTTTATCCACAGGTACTAATCATGAAACATCCCAATGACTTTGGACTTCAAGACGTCTATTCATACGAAACATCTGACGATCTGCGCAACTACTATAATGATTGGGCGCATGCGTATGATGACTTTGTGACGCAGACCGGGTACATACTTCCCGACAAACTTGCGGATTTCATAGCAGAAAATGTGCAAGAGCACGAAACAATGAATGTGCTTGATATTGGTTGTGGGACTGGCGTGCTTGGAAAAGCAATAGGCGACGTGCTGCCTAATCTAGTAATTGACGGCATTGATATATCAAGTTCAATGCTGGAGATTGCAAGACAAGCAGAAAGCACAACCGGAAACAAGTACTACACAACTTTATACGAAGCTGATGTAACTCAGAGTATTCCGTGTCTTAAAGATAACTACGGCCTATTAGTAAGTACAGGCACGTTTACTCCAGGGCATCTTGACTGCGATCACCTGTTTTCATTTATTCCTTGTCTTAAACAGTACGGCGCTGCGTTTGTGAGTGTCAATAAACAACATTATATAGAAATGAACTTTGCCGAAAAAATAGATCAAGCGCAGAGTAGTGGTGTTATTGCTGGTTTTGCGTACAGAGAAGTCGAAGCATGGGCTAACGAAAACTACAGCATGAAGGCGATGTTGTTGTTTTTTGTTAAGATGTAGACAGATGGAACCTGTCGATCTTGGCGGCGGAGTTTTGCTGTTTAGACGAGTTATCAAGATAGACCAAGATTTTTTGATTCCATATCTTGCGGATCTACATGAAAAAGCTGTCAGTGAAGACTTTACAGTAATCAAGGATGATGACGGCAAAGAACTGTACGCAATAAACAGATCCGGTCATCGCTATAATGTCGCGGATATCTATAGGGTAAATCGCATCATGGGATTTGCCACAGACGATGAAAACAGTAAACAACATAGATTTTTTAGTTCTTGCGAAGACGCAATCTACGCGTGCTTGCTGAGATATATAGAAAGATTTCCTATGATACTGCCTTCGCTATGGTGGAGAACTCAGGGGCATGTTGTTGCGTACCGTGCAGGAAGCGACATGGGTCTTCATTCAGACAATGACGTCAACTACCAACCAAATGCTGCACCTGATATGCAGGTTGCAACAAGACACGTGCTTGGTGCAATCATGTATCTAAATGACTCTGTTGACATAAAAGATCAAATAGGCAAGTACGAATACACAGGCGGTGAGTTGGCATTTCAGTACTTAAACATAAAGTATAAGCCTAAGTCAGGTGACATCATTATGTTTCCGTCTAACTACATGGGTACGCATAGGGTAGAACCGTGCAGCGGTAATTCTCGATATGCGTATATAGCTTACTTTTCTCATGGATCACCTGATGAAAAGCGCGGGATCGGTCCAATGAATAGATCTACCAAGATACAGTCTGCCCAGGTTTGGATGCCAGAGGTGTTTGACGACTATGCAAAGTACATAGAAAAAAAGTACGGAGATGATCTTGTAAATCACCCGCTTCTTACACTTCCTCTGAGTAGAATAAATAACAGCACTGGAACAATAGAAGAAGCGCTGGCCGAAAGAAACAAAGAATGATATACAACGACGTGGACGCAGAACATCTAGGTGGCGGTATTATCGTTTTCCGCCGTGCAGTATCTTTTGACTCTCAATGGGCTGTTGAATTCGCTGAACAACAGATAAGTACAGAACGCGCTGAGATGTACACATCTACGATTGATCCTGAGACCGGCAATCCTGCGTACCTAAATAAAAGTGGATATGTGTTTGACGCGCGGGGGGTTGAAGAGATGCCTCGTCGCGGTTCGCAGATTCATAGAATTGATAGACAGGATGTCTTAGAATTTCTTGATTTTATTGAAGAATCAAAAGACAAGTATCTTCTAAAGTACTTTGTTAGGTTTCCTTTGGCGTACAAGAATGTTTGGTGGAAGGTAAAAGGACATCTGGTAAGTTACTCTGTGGAACACGGTGGTAAGTTTCTCGGACCTCACTCGGACACAAGCGCCGACTACGCATATGGAATGCCTGAACCTGTAGATCAACTTGCAACACGAAACACAATCTCTTGCGTCGTGTACTTAAATGAAGACTTCATCGGTGGTCATCACTACTTCAACTATCTTGACATTGACTATGTTCCGCAGACAGGTGACATCTTGATGTTTCCATCTAACTATATTGCTGCGCATGAGGTGACCCCAGTTGTGTCGGGAAGTAGATATAGCTATCTCGGCTGGTATGCGCACGGGACTGCAAATCCAGTTGTCAATGAGCATGTTGTCGATCCAGCTTTGCAACCTGACCTGGCGAGAAAAGCCACCAACGTGTATATGCCGTCATTACGACAAGACCTAAAAGACTACCTCGATAAGATTGGTATCGACAAGTCTTCACATATTTACCAATTAGTAAGAAGCATGCACTCAACATGATAGTTACACACATGGGCAACGGAATAGTTAAGTTTGAAGACGCGCTTGCCATTGACAAAGAATATATGTCTGGGTTCTTTTCACGGCTCAATGGAGTTGATGTAAACTACGGCCAGATAATCGACGAAGAGCACGTCCGCACTGAAGGCCAATACAAACTAAATCGTGAAGAGGTGAGTAAAGCACCTGTTCGATTCACTGATCTCTACAAATTGCAAGCCGCAGAAGACGTTGACTTTATCTCAAAGATGCGAGACGCGATCCACGACTGCGTTCGTGCATATGCGCGCATCTTTCCAGTAGTAGCCGAGTGTATCCGCTGGGGCACGCATGGCTATGTAATTAGATACGAAAATGGCCAGTCAATTGGACCGCACTCAGACTGCAACATTGCGTACGAAGATGATGGAGTAACACCAATCAACACGTTTCCAATGCAAAACATATTGACATGTGGTTTGTTTCTAAATGATGACTTTAGTGGCGGAGATCTTCACTTTCGTCCGTGGGCCATTACGGTAAAGCCAAAACCTGGAACAATTGTTATCTACCCATCTTCATATCTTGGCTGTCATGAAGTGTCTCCGGTAACTGACGGACAGAGACATGCATATCTTATGTGGTACGGACATGGTCCTATAGGTGGAATGAGTCATCGACCAGCAGACGATCTAAAAGATGTTGTCTCAAACCCTCAGCAGAAGTTTATACCTGTGGGACGGATTGAGTTGTATGAGTAGTTCCATACTGCGTCACGCATCTATTCTGAAATACTGGATTTGACCCAAGTTCTAAACCTTCTGTTGGTTTAGACCAGATCGAGTACTGAGACTTGCAATAACGTTCGTAGTCATCGTAGATATTGTCAAACCACACCGGGGCGCACCAGTCGCGACTTTCTGAACTTTCAACTATACGAATGTTTGCTTCGTAGTCTTCTCCGCCTTGACCAAAGAATGTTAGGTATGCGTATCTAGTTCCACCATGCATCTGTGTAACTCCATGACTGCAGATGTAGTTTGTTGGGAAAAAGATAATGTCGCCTTTCTTAGGCTTGTACTCAACATTTATATATGGAAACTTTAGACTTCCTCCGCAAAAGTTTTCACCGTTGAGCTCTTCCGGAGTGTCAACACAATCATTAAAATACGCAAGCGCGCCGGCAGTCTGCCGTGAGGCAACCATGCCTTTTGGCATGTATCGAACTCCGCCTGTAACTTTGTAGTTGGTGTCATTGTCTTGGTGCCAGCCAAGCATACCGCTTCCTTCATATCGAAGAACATGACCACGCGTTCTCCACCACAGACTTCCAACGACGAGTGGAAACATATCAACATAGCGAATTAAGCACTTATATATTGCGTCCTCAAGCGCAACAAAGTAGTCAACCATCTTTTGCGGTGTATGCGGTTGATCTACGGGCGCAAGCAATCTTGTCGGTGCATTTGGCACATCTTCAAGTCGATATCTAAATCCATCTTCGTTGATGCCGTATTCAACGCCGTCTTCGCCTATGATGTACTTCCAGCGCTCACTTGCGACCTCAGCGACCCGCGCGTCAATGTGGTCAAGCGCAAACTTTTCTACACTAAACGCATTCTTGAAAACAATAAGTCCGTTGCCCAGATCTTCATATTCAAGATTTGATATCTCAATAATTGCGCTATCATCAATTACAGGGGTAGAAGGAAGTACCGGCACCTTCATAAACTCAAGGTGCTCTTCTGGTGTTCTTCTCATTTCGCTATTCATCGAATTTAAGATACTTTGGGTCGATTCTTCCGCGGAGTTTGTTGATCTCGATTCCGTTTTCATAGTAGTACGGAATCTTTAGTCCTTCATCTCCTTCAAGTGCTCTATTCTGGAACACGGGATTTGGCTTTCTGTTTAGCTCATCTTCAGTCTTGCCAAACTCTTCTGTTATGCAGTACTTTGTGTAGTCATCATACAAGTTATCAATCCAATGCGCAGGTGACCAGCCTTTGCATTCGTGCGGTTCTACGATGCTAACGTTGTACTCTTCGTGACTACTTCCCTGCGAAAAGAATTCTAGGTAGCAATACCTGTTGCCCGCGATGACCCTGCGTACTCCGTGAGTTGCCACGTAGTTTGTAGGAAAGATGACGACGTCGCCAGCTTTAGGCTTTACCTCAATGTTTAGATATGGAAAGAATAATTCTCCACCTAGGTAGTTTTCGCCGTTAAGATCCTCTGGACTATCAGCGCAGTCATTTATATAGACAAGCGCAGCGACAACCTGTCGCATCTGTGACTGCCCGTATGGCACATACCTACGTCCGCCAGTTGCGCGGTAGTTTGCGTCATTGTCATTATGAATACCTAAAAAGTCTCCAGGCGCGTACCGAATAACATGTCCGCGTTCACGCCACCAGATTGTGCCGAGCACGAGAGGAAAATCGTGGATATACTTGATTAGACACTTATAGATCTGATCTTCATAGTGATTAAAGACGTCAATCGCCCAATTTTCAGTGTTGGCATTTACGGGTTCAAGAACACGAACTGGCACTTCTTCTAGATGCTTCATTGAAAACTTGTTGCCATCTTCGTTTATTGCATACTTATTTCCGTCAGCGTCAACATCGTATTTCCAGCGCTGCTCAGTTGCCCGTTGTGCATTCTCATCGATCCACGGTATGATCTTTTCTTTTTGCGTATCTACGGCATTAGAATACTGAACCACCGCTCCACCAAGATAGGTAGGTTGAATGGCGAGTATCTCTTCAATTTCTTTTCTACCGATCTTCGGAGTAGATCCATCGAAGATGTTACGCATATGTCAGATTTTATACTGGTTGCAGGATAAAATGTGTTAATGGCCGAAAATGAAAATCCAAACACCACGCAGATAGTTATTCCTGCTGAGACCTTAAGCAGCTGGAATTTGTTTATTGGAGTTCCGTGCTACGACAGTTCAGTGACAGAACCATTTATGATGTCACTGATCCGCACAATGCTGCACTTTGAGAAGATCGGCGTGCGGCTAACAATAAGTACATTGGCTGATTCACTGATCTCTAGATCTAGAAACATGCTTCTTGCCAAGTTTATGGCAGACCCCGTATACACGCACTTTATGTTTATTGACTCAGATATTGGTTTTGCTCCAGAGTCAGTACTAAAACTTCTATGGCACGACAAAGAAGTTATCGCCGCAGCGTATCCAGTAAAAGAGATCAACTGGAAAAAGATTGAAGAACTAGTGTCAGACGGAATGCCGATCCAAGAAGCGGCAAAGAACTCGGCGCGCTTTGCGTTTAGCGCGATTCAACCAGGCCAAACCTCTGTTGAAGTCTCTAACGGAGCACTTGCAGCATATGATCTTGGCACTGGATTTATGATGATCAAGCGTGAGACTGTTGAAAAGATGATCGAGGCTCATCCAGAGCTCAAGTACGACGATGACACAGGCGGACTCAACGAGAAAGAAAAAGAGTTTGCGTATAACTTCTTCAATCCACATATTGACTCACGGTCACGGTACTTATCAGAGGACTACGCGTTTTGTCGATATTGGCAGCAACTTGGTGGAAAGACGTGGCTTGATCCCGACATCGATCTGACGCATGTCGGCAGATTTAGATACACCGGCAGCGCGCGAGCATACATCGACACTCTTATCGTAAAAGAATAAGATGAAGATCGCGGTATATACCATCGCGCTTAACGAAGCAAAGTTTGTCGAACCTTGGTATAACTCTGCAAAAGACGCTGACTATCTTCTTATCGCTGACACTGGGTCTACGGATGGAACAGTTGAGAAGGCAAAAGAACTAGGAATCAATGTTGTATCTATAAACATCAAACCTTGGCGCTTTGATGATGCGCGTAACGCTTCGCTCGCTGTGCTACCTTCTGATATTGACGTGTGCATCTCACTTGACATGGACGAAGTACTTGTTGAGGGCTGGCGAGATCATCTTGAAAAAATGCCAGAGGGGACAACAAGACCTCGATACAAGTATGTGTGGAACTGGAACGCTGATGGATCGGAAGGCTTGGTGTACGGAGCTGACAAGATCCACGCTCGTCATGGATACCGCTGGGTTCATCCAGTCCACGAGGTTATCTCTCCAACAGACGAAGAAGTACAGAACTGGATCGGAATGGAGATTCACCACCACGCTGACTCAACAAAGTCGCGTGGACAGTACTTACCTCTTCTCAAGCGCGCGGTTGATGAGCGTCCAAATGACGACCGCAACGCGTACTATTACGCACGAGAACTGTATTTTTATGAAAAGCCAGAAGCGGCAGACGAGTTCAAACGACATCTAGCACTGCCAACAGCGCAGTGGCGGCCAGAACGAGCCGCGTCAATGCGGTATCTTGCTAAGTTAGAAAAGCATGAAGCAGAGACATGGCTACTTCGCGCGTGCGCTGAGGCACCAGAATATCGCGAGCCGTGGCACGATCTTGCATTTTATTACTATGAAAAGAAGCAGTGGGAAAACTGTCTATCAGCGGCCAAGCGTGCGCTTGCGATAAAAGAAAAGCCACTTGCGTATCTCAATGATGCCGCCGCGTGGGGTGCATCTCCACACGACCTCGCCAGTATTTCTGCGTGGAGCATTGGGCAAAGACATGAGGCCATCATGCATGTGCGTAACGCCATATGCGCAGATCCAAACAATGAACGTATGCAAGAAAATCTTGCAATGATGCTCCGGAATACATATCCAGAAAAGATCACAGCAATAATTCCAACAAAGTCAAACATCTCCGGCGCGTTAGGCGTCATATCGCGTCTACAGAAAGATCCCCAGGTAGAAACAATTGTCGTTATTGCAGACGGAGATAAGGCCCACGAGACGTACGAATCACTGCTAAAAGACAAAGAAAAGGTAGAACTTAGAAAGGTTGAACTTGGCGTAGGTATTCATGTGATGTGGAACATCGGAATAGATATCGCCAAAGAAAACGGTACCTCAGCCGCATTTGTAAACGATGATGTTACGCTTGGCGATAACTGTATAGGTACGCTTGCGTCACTTGTTGAGTACGACAAGCAGATCGGTCTTGTCTGTCCGACATATGACTATCGCAAGTTTGTTGACATATACCAAGACGTTGAAACCACAGCAAACGGACGATCAGACGGCACAGGTGGTCTTGGAGGATTCTGCATGGTTATTCCAAAAAACCTCACCAAAGAGTGGCGCTTTGACGAGTCAATGAAGTGGTGGTACGGAGATGATGATGTTCTTGCCTGGTGTAGACTTACAAAAAAACTTCGTGCGGTAATGACAAGTATCACGCGGTGTAGCGGAAATATATCGGCAACAATCAACAACGATCCTCCGCCTGGATTTGCAGATCTTGTAAGAGAAGATAGACGAATATTCATTGAAAAGTGGGAAAAACAAGGAGTGCCATGCATAGAGCGGTAGTTGATTGGGTTGCGTATTCACTTGAGAAGCGCAGTACTCTTGAAAATGCAAAGATGGCAGGCAACCGTGTTCTTGAGATTGGAAGTCTTGACATCAACGGAAGCATCAAGTCAATGTTTGACGGTTTGACTTCTGAAGGTGGTTCGTATTTTGGCATTGATCTTCAAGACGGTCCAGGTGTTGATCTTGTGATTGATGCCGTGGCGTATAAAAGCAACGAGCCATACGACATAATTGTCTGCGCCGAGGTGTTTGAGCATACCCCAGCGTGGAAGGCGATCATCTTAAATGCGCATTCTCTTCTTGTAGATGGTGGAATGTTTATCGCAACGATGGCTGGTGAAGGACGACCACCGCACTCCGCGATTGACACAAACCCGATACGCAGTTGGGAGTATTACAGCAACATTACAAATCTTGAACTCGCAACGATGCTAGATGTATTTACAACGGCTGAGGTAAACGTGTTTTCAGATGACACCCGTTGTTGGGCAGTTAAGTAGTTACTTTTTCTTCTTTTTCTTTTTCTCTGATTTTGCCTCGCGCTCAGCGTGGTACGCGTTTACCGCGTTGGCGCTAGTGCGACTTCTCCAATAGAACTCGCACTCGTCACAAACAACAAGTTTCATCGTTGTCCAACGACCACCTTCAGGCGATTCAGCAATAACAACTCGAAGCTTGCTTGGTCGCGCGCCGCAGTGCGGACAGTTTGGAAAACGTTTACGTCGAACCTCTTGCCCTGTGTGAGAAACAGACAAGGCTCGACGAATTTCACCTTCGTCTTTTCCACCCCACACTCCGTGTATCTGCTTATTGTCAAGCGCCCACTTAAGACACTGCTTGCGTACAGGACATGTGTAGCAAAGATTTTTTGCCTCGTATTTTTCTTTTGCTATCTTTGAAAAGAAGTATTGCTGTACTTTTTTATTTTCAGGCAATGCGCACGCGGCATCGTCCATCCACGACACATCGCTTAGACTTCCAGACTTCTTCACGCGATCTCAACCCACACAACCTCGTGAATATCATCAACGTTTTCACCAAGTCGAGTTTCGCCATCTTCATCGCATACGTATTCTTCGTATGAACCGTCAACAGTTCCTGCATATCCGTATGTCGCTTCGGCAATTTCAACCTTCTTAAACGCATCTCCGAGTGAGTGAACAATTCCGTCGCGTTGAATAGCCGACGCAAGTGCTCGCTTAACTACTTCGTTTTCAAGATCGACATGATCTACTGTAAAAAAGACAACGGAGTTAGATTTAGTAGATCTATACCCCTCTCCCGTCCACTCTGACCAGAGACACTCGCCTTTTCTTGAATCCTTCATGCGCGACTATTGTATCCCGCATTCTAGTGACTCGTGGTCATCTACAACAGGAATTGTGTGGTTACACCAGTCTTACATTTGCGATGTTCTAATGCAGTCTGGATGCTTATAGAACAGACTCTACGTAGCCGTCCTGATGTGGCCAGAGGTACGTATAGGTGTCGGGGGCAGAACCAGTATCTTCAGCCCAACCGAACTGTTTGTACCAGTCGTAGTTTTTGCATAGTAGTGCGGTGCGGTGAGTAGAACATAGGTCCTCGTAGTACTTTGCGTCTTGCATCCACGGCGGTAATAGTAGATCAGAACTAATGCGACCTAGCGATACCGCCTTGTCATATGTGCGGTAGGTCTTATCAAGAAGTGTTGACTTGTACCCGCGTGAGATCCACTCAAAGTACGTTGCTGAGATGTACGAAACAAGCAATGTCTCGTAGCCTCGCCACATGCGAACTACGGGGTGATTTGACCAGCCCTTAGGATCTCGGTGGTTACCGTCTGGATCAAGATTACACATGTTGAGCAGGCACTGCCACGCCTCAAGAGTTTGCTTGTGCAGGCGCTTGTTGTCAAGATGCTGCGCCGTGAGCTCGAATGATTGGGTGTTTGTAAGAAATGATTGCATAAACCGTCCTGTGTCGTTTGTCAAGATCTATTATACAACCTAGACACGCAAAACGCGTGACTGATTATTCAGCCGGCGTAAGCCAGGTCTTCTTCGCGTAGCTACGGCTAAACCCTTTGTCCGTATCAAGTAACCACTCTCGTTCACCGATAAGCTCTCCTTGAGGACCATTAGGTTGGCCGTCAAGCGACGCTTTTGCAGCATTGGCGATCCAGTTAGCAGCCTGCACAGCAACCGCCTTACCCCACGTCGCGCCAAGCATTGAGTAGTTACGCGCATCTAAGAACTCCCAGCTATCAGGCAGTCCTTGAATTCGTGCGGCCTCACGGTGAGTAATTCTTCGCATAAGAGTCGGGTGGATCACATGATCTAATGCACCGCCGGTAAGAACGTGCGCCCATGAATCAGAAGGCCAACGGTGTGGCATTGAGAATCCCATGTAGTAGTCACGCGCTCGTGCCTTTTCTTCTTGAGCGAGCCATGACTGTGGGAATCGATCACCATTTTTCTCAACAGCAATCTTAAGTGCTTGACCGGCATCAATTCGAGCTTTCCAGCCGTCATTGCCGATGATGTCAAAGATCTCTTGAATACGCACAGTGTCTTTGTTGTTCTTGTTCATGTGACCGTTTACGACGCCGCTTTCATTACGCAACGGTTGCGCCCACTTTGAAGCTTCTTTATTGTAGCGCTGTGGTTCCCACATGATCTCAAGATCTGTTAGATCTCCGATTACGTCCATGATCGTTGGAATTTCTTTCGGCATCAACGCCTGCGCACCAAACGGCATTCCCCGTTCTGCGGCAACCCAGAAGTATCGAGGACGATATGAGAATCCGCCAACCTGAAGGTTATTCATCTTTACATGGTACAGGTCATATTCTTTACCTGAAAGTTCTTCAACCATCGTGCGATACTTCAGCATTGTGTCGCGTCCCTGCGTGTATGCCTGCTGTACACATTCAAAGATAATAATTTTTGGTTTTACGCGTGCGGCATATTTCATGAAGGCGCGCGTGTGTTCGTGCGCTTTTGCGTCAGGTCCACGATTGTCCATACCTGACCAAACAGACCAGCCAGAGCACGGTGGACAACCTACCACCATGTCGCACTTTGCGTCTGGCCATTCTGTTGCGTCATCAGAGAAAAATGCAGACCAGTTCTCGCCAAGATGCTTGCGGTTTAGTTCGGCAACAGGATTGCCAAAGTTAAGTGTACCAACGCGGGCGGTCATATCTACTCCGGCATTTACAAATCCTAGACTTAGAAATCCAGCAAGACCGTTGCAATCAACAAAAGTGGGGTTTGACATATCTCTCTCCGTATGAGTAGGTGAGACAAATATATCCCGAGAGGTTGCAGAACCTGGTACTACTTAGGTTCGCCAACCTCGTACCCGCACGCTGCGTATCCGGCAATATCAATCCACGTGTCTGGTTGAAACCCGGAGCGTGACGCGTATCGCGCAACCTTTACAGCAACCATCGCCATCGCGACATCTTCACGTGTAACCTCGATACCAAAGATCACTGACCAAAGCTTTGCGATTCGATCAAAGTTCTCTTCAGGTCCGCCGTACTGCGCGTCTCGAGCACCACTGATGATTGTCTGCGCCTCGTTTAGGCACTTCTCACGACCTTTAGTTGTCTTACTCAATTTCATCTACCTTTGTTCGAACATAGACAGTGGCCTTGTACTCATGTGCCGAGTGCGCTTCAATGTGAAACTCTGTGTCTGACGGCAGCTCAACTTCATCGTTTTCACTGATCTCTCGCCACGAACGCAGTGCCTCTTCTTTGATCGACGACAATGTCGAACCGTACACCTCAAATTCAATTGATGCCCTCATGCTATGACCATCTTTTCTAAAACGTTAGGTGAGTGGTGAGTCTCTGAGAGAGACGGGGTTAGACCGTCGATACTGGAGACAATGACGTCACCGTCACGTATGTCAAGTACTTCACAGTATCTGCCGTTGTGGATTTCGCCAACAACTCCGCTGTACGAGTGCAGTTTTACCCGAACCATGTCACCTATGACTATGCTATTTGTCATTACATCTGTCCATGTTACTTGTGGGAACACTGCGCCTCCGGACATGTTGCTGTATCAAAGTCATCAAGTGCACGCGCGCATGACTGGCACTTCATACCTTCGGCCTTGACTACGTAGCCTTTAAGTTGACGTTGACGATTTACTTCCATCTTGTTTACGTAGTATGCGTCAAGTTGCTCGTCTGTTCCGCCTACGGCGCAGATGATGTTCGCCACAAAGTGCAAGACATCGACGCACTCTTTGACAACGGCCTCACGGTTTACATATGGGTCATCGTGTTGCCAGGGCTTCCACGAGATCTCCTTACGGATCTCAGCAAGCTCATCATCGATTGCAAGCATGTTCCAGCGTAGATACTCAATGATGTTATTGAGTGACTCTGGCGATTGACCTTCAAACTTGCTATAGTCAATCTTGTACGCTTCTGTTTGTAGTTTCTTGGTGTTACCAAGCCACTCGTTGAATAGTGTTCCCATTATTTTCCTATAAGTCTTTCCAGTTGAACTGTTAGTTCTTCTCGTGTTGGTATGCTTTTGACGTATTGCTGCTTTTGAGTTACTGATAATTCATATCGATCGATCTCTGACATCTCTTCAATTCCACTTGCAAGATGATCCCAAGCGTTTCCGATCTTCTTACTCTCACGCCAATCAGTTGCGATCGGAGTGCCGGCATTCAGTGCATGAACATATACCTGAGACCACCACGTCATCTTGTCGCCGTGAGGCCCGATGATCGCACCCATACTTGAATTGAGCGCATCGAACAGATCACTACTTGTTCTGGCTTTTGTCTCGCGGATTGACATTGCCGGAGTTGATAGTCCATCAAGTGCATTCTTTGTCCACCGCGTCTTGTCGTTATCAACGATCCAACGCTTTACACGCGACGAGTTGAAGTTTGCGTTTTCAGTGACATTAAATGAATCAAGGTTGATCCCAATCATCGATGAATAAGCGTTCTCCGGTACACCAGAAAACGTACTTGCATCGCCGCCCCAAGGTAAACGCGGATATAGCGTCGCGGCCCACGGATCATTGCTAAGAAGCATGACAGCGTTCACGATGTGTTTGCGTATGTCTGCGTTTCCAGCAACCTGAAGATATCCCTTGCGCTTTGAGTAGAAGTCTTTGAACAACGTCTGACTGTTCTTTTCAATCGCCCTAAAGTTTGCAAATATCTTCCACGGCTCAGGTGCATCGATAAATGTCATGAGGCTATCTCGTCCCTCAAGTGTCTTGATCGCTGCAAGTGCACCGTATGCGGAGTTTGCTGTTACACTTAACGGAGGTGCGATTCCAACAAGAACCTTCTGATACTGCTTAAGATCGCGCGCTGACCAACTAAGTGATGGCTCGGAGAATGTGACAGTATAGCCCATCTTCTCTAACACCTGCGACAATGCACCAGCAAACGTCAGTGATCGATTTGCGATCGATGACGAATACTGCTGCGCGGTCGTTCCGGTGATAAGTACTTGTTTACTCACGAAAAAGCACTGTCAATCATCGCCTGTGCTGTCTTTGCTGGAGAATTCATCTCACGCAATAGGGCACGGTTGTATCTTGCAATCTCAAGACGCTCTGCGTCTGGAATTGCAAGTGATTCTTTGACAGACTCTGCGATGCGCTTTGCAAGCTCAATGCCTTCTGGAAAGACAAGCTTCGCGTGTGTCGGCGATCGATCATAGTAATCAATGATGTTCATCTTGAACTCAGGGTCTGATAGGTGCTTAGGCGTAACACACATCGCGCCTGCCTCAAGAGCTTCCATCGTCGTAAACTCGCAGTGACCACTTGAGAAGTTGCCAGCCGTTAGGTTTAGGTGAACCCTAAAGCGCGAGTTTACAACAACAGGATCGTGATAGTTACCGAGGTAGCTGATCTCTGGCCCGTTTGGAACTTTAAGATCCCAGTGATACGGCGTGATGACATTTCCGTCTTCGTCAAATCCAGGTTTACCCATGTTCTCTGCCTTAAGCACAGCATGACGTTTTCCTGTCGCGCCAAAGTGTTCCTTGAGTTGCTCATACACGAGGTACGTAGGCGATGGTCCAAGGCCGATTGAGCAGGCTCCCCAGATCTCCATTCGTACGTCTTCAGGTAAGAACGCGCCAGCAACAGCGGCGAGTGGCTGTCCTTTGTTGTAAACAAATCGACCAGTGACGCCGACAACGTTGCCTGTTGGGATCTCGTCTTCAATGTTGTAGCGAGATAGGTACGGCAAACGCGCACGCACCCACTTCAATGATGCAAAGTAATCGTTTGCATCGCCTTCTGGGTTGTCGCGTGTTGTGACAAACGCAGCCGCGCGTGACGGCGATTCAAGCAGTGCGCCAACAAAAGGAATTTCTTTTTGGATGTAAGGTGTGCCATGAAGCGCGGTTGTCCAGCGTGTCTTGGTCTTACGTAACGCGTCAACATAATCAGGCAGAACGTTTTCGCCCTCTTTCAACGCCGTTTTGTCATGTGCAAGTACGCGGATCTCAGGCAATACAACAAGATCATATGTGTCAAGTACAGCGACAAGATCGCGCGTCTTCACAACAACGTCGGGTGAGTCGCCCCACCAACGTCCGCCAGGTTGCGATGTTCCCCACGACTTGCGTGTCTTACCGCTCTTTGTGAAAGACACCACCTGGCAGTCATGTCCTAATTGTTCAAATCCTTGGCGAAGGTTAAATGCAAACCTTGTCGGTCCTTTGACCCCTGGCTCTGGCTCAAGAATTGCTACGCGCATAAAGTTCTCTCCCTTGATTATGAATGAATGAAATGTATCATAGACAAAACACAAACGGCGTGACTATCTTTCGACAGCCACGCCGTTGCGTGCATTACTTCTTCGTTATCAGAACGGAGAAGCGGGTGGCTGTTCTGCTGTTGGAGCAGGCGCTGCAGCTGGTGCTGGAGCAGGTGCTGGAGCAGGAGCAGGTGCAGGTGCAGGCGCAGGAGCTGCAGCAACAGGTGCTGGTGCTGCTCCAGTATTTGCTACTGAGTAGTACGCCTTGATCTCGTTCTTCTTCTGTCCCTGCCACGTGCGTGAACCTACTTGTGCACGGAAGGTCTTTTCCTTAAGTGCTGCTTCGATCTGCGCGTTGCTTGGGCTGGTTGCGAAGAACTCACGGCCAAGACCAAGTGCGTTCATCTTGCGGAAGAAGATTCCGAGTGCTGTTGGGTTGTCTGTTGAAACAACAAGGTTGTCCCAGATCAAACGCTTTGCGTGCGCGCCGGTCTGAACTTGAGCCTTCACCGAGAACATGGTCTTACCAGACTGTGAGACCTTTGCGGTTGCTTCAACAACCTTGAGATCGTAGTCACCGTCCGGAAGTGGATCGTATCCGCCTGTTGATTCTCCAGCGTCTTTAATAAGATCGCCCCAATTGAGTGTACTCATGATTGTTACCTATTCTTTCTCTGTGTTTGTTGATGAGATTGCTTGTGCTGGACGAGGTCCAAACACGATGTCAAGCATTGCCTCTACTCCGAGATGCTGTTGCTCAACAATTTTTCCGAGGCGTCCTTGTACACGCTCGCCTGCTTCGTACTGATTTGTACGTTCTACGTACATGCGCCGTGCCTTGTACGGTGCCTGTGTTGGATCACCACTGAAGATATCTTCAACAGTGATTGCGCCAAGGATGTCGTAGAAATATGGTGCTTGAATTGCAAGCTGTCCCTGTAGATATGGACGGTAGCGACCGTCTTTATCCTGTCGGGCCATCGCGGTAAGAACCACTGCTTCAAGCGGTGCTGTTGGGTGCATTGTTAAGTCACGAAGGTCACGCAACAACGCTCCCATGTGACGAAGAAGTTCACCCCACTGCTGCATCTGCATCTGGTTTGTGCCGGCAATATTATCCATGCACTTAACCTGAAGTTCAGATACGGAGTCGATGATCAACGACTTAAATTGATGACGACCTAACTGCAACCACTGATACGCCTTGAGCACTGTGTCGTACTCAGTGACGTTTACAACGCAGGTGTCCCATGTGCCGTCGGCAACTGGTGGCTCCTCGCGTAGTGGGTCCCAATACCGAACGTTGATAGGTAGGAATCGATGCCCACCCTCAACGTCGAGCATGAGTCGCGGGTACGGTGCTGTGACCGCAAATGACGACTTACCGACTTTTGACTCGCCGTAGACCATGATGGTCAATGAGCGTTGTACTTGTCCCATTATTCATTTCCTTTCGCTTCATCTGTTTTGTAGTAACCATACGGGTCGGCGACCGCGTATATCTCGCTTATTGCATGTTCGGCGGCGCTACCGTCGTCGAACAGTGGGCAAATCGCAAAGAACTGACATTTCCACTTGCAATCTCTGCTTGGTCGTGGATAGGCGACTTCATAGTGATCTTGTCCTTCGTCAAGTGCGTTTCTCACTCTCAACATATCGCCAATGGTGCCTTTAAGGCGTGACGCAAACACGCGAAGTGCAAATTGGTTGTGACGGACTTCCATCTGCTCATAGAACGGAGGTTTTGCGTTTGCAGTGCGCTTAACCTTCTTGAGCATCGTAAAGATGCCGCCTTCACTTCGCTCCCCTGCATTCTTACCAAGTTCTGTATTCTGGTGGTCTTCAAGAAGCATGTACGTAAGGATCTGTTCGTTCATGTGTGCAAGACTTGCAAACTCTGCAAACGAACCACCAACTGTCTTAAAGTCGCGGAACATACGCACACCGTCACCCTTACGGCGAACACGCATGTCAAGTTTGCCTTGCAGTTCTACCTCACCGTCGAACATCGGCATTGAGATGATCTCTTCAGTTGAGATCATTTCAAGCTCTGCATCAATGCCGTTTTCATCTACCCACTGCAGATAACCTTCGAGCATGATACGACCGAGCTCGGCTTCGCTGTCGAGATCCATTGTGTCGCGGTATGTGTCAATTAGCAGTTGCTTGTCTTTCTTGACAAGTTCCGCGTGTGCCTCAAGCAGTGGAACACCTTGGCCGTAGTACGCATCAAGCGCGCCGTGGATACGTGTACCAAGCGCAAGCGCGCCTGTCATGTTCTGTGATTTTGGTTGAAGTCGACGATAGTAGTTCAACCACCACTTACGACGACAGTCTTTGAATGTTTGGATCTCCGAGTTTGAGATCTTGATTGGTCGCGGTGTAATCGCTACCGGAACTGACATGTCCACTATGAACCTGCTTTCTCTGTCTTGAGCATGGCAAGCAATTGATCCTTATCGCGAACGATCTGTTCAAAGTTGTCTGCTTTTGTGTCGAGTACGTCGATGACGCGCTCCTCTATTGTTCCCTCAGTGACATAGTCCATGATCACGATTGAGTCATGGATTTCGCTGCCGATGCGGTGAACGCGATCCATCGCCTGCTTGTGATCCACAAGAGACCACGGACGTTGGAGCATTACCAATCTGCGCGCGGCTGTGAGCGTGATTCCAACGCCACCTGCCTGTGCGGTAAACAAGACCCACTTGATCTTGCCTGACTGGAAATCATCTACCGCCTTCTGACGTTCGTCTTCGTCTTGGGCGCCGGTAATAAGACCGTGCGGGATCTTTGCCTTTGTCATTTCTTTGCTGAGCAACTCAATTAGCTGACGCGACACCGCGCAGACAGCGACTGAATCATCTCCAAAGTCACCGCTCGCAATATCGTCCATAAGCGCGTCAACCTTGCATGATGGACCGACAAGACGCACTTGGCTTTCGCCCGTAATCTCATCAACCTGCATCTCTGCAAACGAACTCGCAAACTGTAGTAGGCGTGTTGTCTGCGTGAGTGGACTTGGCGCAGTTACCGCAGATCCACCTTCAAGTTCTGCGATCATAAGATCACGCATCTGGTCATACGCTTTCTTCTGTTTTGATGACATCTCAATGTCGCGGCGTTCCTTGAGTACAGGCGGAAGCCACGGAAGCACGCGTGCCTTAAGCATTCTGCGCATACGAGGATTTATCGCGGCATAGAATTCTTCGTTCATGTGAGGCTTTACGCCGATCACAATCATTCCGCCAAACGCGTTGAGCATTGTGTCAACCATGCGATCGATCCAGCGTGTCTTACTTGGCCACTCACTTGGTGACAACCAGTGAAGGATTGGCCAGAGGTCAAGAACGTTGTTTGCGATCGGTGTTCCAGTGAGCGCAAAGCGAACGTCTGCATCGCCTGTTGCCGCCCATAGTGCACGCGTCTGCTTTGACTTTGGATCTTTAGAGCGGTGAATCTCGTCAGCAACAACAACCTTGAAGTCGATACCGTTGAGTTCACGCTTGTGGATCTCACAACGATTTTCACTTACTTTTTCGTCGTGGCCACCGCAATCAGTGCAACGTGCTAGTGCAACAGAGCCATAAGGCGCCAGTCGCGAGTGTGAGCGCAATGACTCCCAGTTGATTACGTATACATCAGCCTCTGTATCGAATTGCTTGCGGCGTTGACCTGCTGAACCTTTGATGACCTGGACGCGAACGCCAGGCCACCACATCTTAAACTCACGTTCCCAGTTTTTCTTGAGCGTGTTAGGGCAAACAACCAAGGCAGGAAATACTTCTTCAGTCTCTGACAGTTTCTTAATTGCACGAATTGTCTGTGCTGTCTTACCAAGACCTGGTTCATCGGCGAGCAACGCGCGACGTGCAGTTGACAAGAACGCAACGCCGGCGCGCTGATGAGGAAACAGATCTTCATCGCCTTCAAAGGTGTCAAGATCACGTAGGGCGTTCGCCGGCGAGATTCTCGTTGCGAGTTCATTTGCGGCCCACGCCGACAGTTTTGGTCCAATTACAAGATCTGACCTAAATACCGATCGAAGTGCGAGGCACGATGACCAGCCCAGTGGCACGCGCCACGCTTGATCCGATGCTGACCATGTCGCACCTGGGATACTCTTGCATAATTCCTTAAAACGCCACTCTGTTTCAATACGGATGTGTTCTCCCGTACTGTTAAGATCTACATTTACTGGCACGTATCAAATTCCTTTTGTCGTTGCGTAGGTGTCACTATACCATATACTAAGTCAAAATTGCATTAGTTTTGGATAATTCTTTCTTAGTATTTTTATTGGAGCAGTCTTCGGGGTGTCCAGCCCTTTTTAGCAAGATAAAGCAGCCCGTGGCGGATTGCATCAAGGGCGTGACCTTCCCCGCCTTTATGCCAGTAGTCAAGCTTCTTGAGCGCCTCGTTTGGGAACATTCTCTTGGCGTCTACAGGACTTTGAAGCACAATCGACTCTGGACTTGCGCAGGTGGATTCACGCGCAAGATGCTTGAGAACGCCGATCTGCTCGAGTGAGTACGGTGCCTGCGAGTTCTTTGCGGTCTGCGCCGTGATAGTAAATCGCTCACAGGCGATCTCGAGATCTACCCGAGCATCAAGTGCCATGTCAAGTCCACGACGAACCGCGGTTGCAAACTCGTCTGCTTGGTATTCACCCGACCAAAGAAGCTCTGGCTCGCCATCTGAAAATGAAAATAGACAGATACCGCTGGCTTTACCAGGATCTACTGCAAGGATCAATCTCATAGGTACTTATCTCCCCAACACTCAAGCGGACCGTCAACGTCTGCTGTTAATGGAACTGCCCAACCTTCACGCGTTGTCATGCACTCGCGAACAAGTTTCTTGATCTCTTCGGCGTCCTTACGCGGAGCATTGAGCACAATTTCGTCGTGCACCGGAACGATAAGAAGTTCCGTGAGATCTGCTTGATCGAGTTTTACAAGGTTGCTCTTGAATACCTCGGCCGCGCCGCCTTGAATCAGATAGTTGACAAGTGTATACACACGGCCATCGTCACATGGAAGACGTCGTCCGGTCCAGGTGTATACATATCCCTGTCCCTCGGACTTAAATCTACGCATGCCAACGTCTTCAATCTGACGTTGGAAGTGACTCATTCCTGGGAATCGCGAGTCAAACGCGTCAGACACTGACTTCATCTGTCCCTCAAGCACGCCGGCGGTGATCGCCTGCTTTGCAACACCTGCGCCGTATAGGCGACCGTAGACCATGCTCTTGATGAGGTTACGACGTTTATCAGACTTCTTCATCGTTGGATCTTCGTACACCTCGCGACCAATCTCCGTAAACGGATCTGATCCTGTAGCGTCAGCAAGATGAAACAGGTTTACAAGGTTTTGATCTTGTGAGAGACTTGCAAACATGCGGAACTCAACCTGATCGAGGTCCGAGGTGATGATTACATGGTCCTCGTCTTTTGGAATAAACGCGCGACGAACGACGTCATCGCCTTTTGGCAACGTTTGAAGTGCTGGGCTTGTAATCGACATGCGACTAGTACGAGCACCGAGAGTACGGACAGACGGATGAACCACGCCGTCAATAGACTCAGTAAGGAAGTTCGAGAAGTATGTGTTGGCAAGTTTGTCGGCCTTTCGTTGTTTAAGTACTGTGTCAGCGAGGTTCTTTACCTCGTCATTTCCGTCACGGAGAAGAATCTTTAGCTGATCCTTTGTGCAGGACTTCTGTCCTGTCGGCGTATACTCCGTGATCTCTGCGCCGAGACTTTCAAATAAACGTACAAGTTGAACGTTACTTGTGATTGACGTTCCGCTATAGGTTTGCTTTGCCCACGCCTTAACCTTCTCGGTATACGCAGTGAGTTCGTCAAACTTTTGCTTAGAGTAGTCGAGGTTTACACGTGCTCCATTCAACTCCATGCGCGTCACAATTTTGCGCGTCGCCATCTCGAGTTCATACGCTTTTTGGTACGGACCATCAGGACCGCACTGCTTGTAGAACAACTCCCAGAGACGGGTTGTTAGCACACAGTCAAGCGCACCGTATGACCAATATGGTTGAAAGTTTGTTGGCACAGTTCCCCATGTCCAACCGTTCTTTGCAAGCTCAACGTCGAGTGTTTCCTGTAACGCAACCGCACGACTGTCAACATGCAATGCTGCAAGACGTTTTAGCGCGCCTGATCCTAGTGGATCGATGACGTGCGCCATAATCATTGTGTCATGCGCGCGGTGCCAAGGCATCTCCCAACGTGACTTGACAGCGAACCAACGAGCCTCAAACGCGATGTTGTGGCAGATGATCGGGCCGTCAAACTTATCCATCGCTTCATAAAATACGCCGCCCCACTCGTTCCACGGAATTGACCAACCCTGTTCACCGTCGCCAACCTGCACAAGACGAAGTTGACCGTGCCACGGAGAGAACGCATGTTCACGCGGATTACCTGGAAGTTCTCCTGTTTCAGTGTCAATTGAGATCGCGTCATACGGACGACGTTGACCTAGCCAATGAATGAAATCGTTGGCCTTCTGTGCTGAGTCAACGAGATGTAACTGAACATCTGAAAGATTATTGGTTGTCATAGATATGTCGTTCCTTGAGGCGTGTCTCTGTCGATTGTTGTTACGAGTATTCCGCAGTTCCTGAGATATGTAACTGATGTCTCAGGATTGCGATGCGCGTCCACTCCGCCTATTCTACATACAACTCGCTTGATTCCTGAGTTTGATATGAGCTTTGCACATTGCATACACGGAGGGCTGCTAATGTAGATAGTTCCACCCTCGCTCAACGAGCGATCTACATACAAAAGTGCGTTTGCCTCGGCGTGGATCGCAGGGCAGGCATCATACATATTGTCAAGTGGTGCAACGCCTTTTGCGCGATCGCACCAGTTGATGCACTCACCAGACTCTGGCCAACTTGCGGCAGGTCCATTGTAGCCTGTTGCGACGATGTGCTGATCGTGCGAAACAATTGCAGCACCCATCTGTGCACGGGTACAGCGTGATCGTTTTGCTACGGCGTCAACGACCGCAAGCCAGGTATCGTCCCAAGACGGACGATTGTCACTTGCCATTCTGTTCCCTGTGGTTATTTGCCTCGTTGATTGTTCCGGCCATGATCCGAGCAAGTAGCTCAATCGCGTCGCGTCGTGAGAACCCAGCTGCCTTGAGCGTGATAAACAACTCATGCATGCTGATGGCCGCGTCTTTCATCGGTGAGTTGTACTCGTCTTTTGCCACTTTATTGTTCTTTCTTCTTGTTGTTCTCGATCGCCTTTGCCATAACGTCTGTGTACCAACGTTCGGCAGGAGTTAGACGATCGCGAAGTTCTGTCTGATACACAGCCTTGAGTGCGATCAGCGCAGACGATTCAACCTCGCGCCACGTACGACCTGTGATCTCTGGGTTCGCCTCGACCTTGTCTGTATACTTGAGTCCTTCCGCGGCTTCGTAGTGATCTGCGTAGATATGCAATGATCCAACGTGATGTGAATATGTACCCGGTTCGATCTGCAAAATAGAACAGATCGCAAGCTGCGCACGTGAGAACTGAAAGAAATCGTAAGCTGCGCCAAGCCACACATCGTTTGATCGCATGTACACACTCATGTTGAGCTTGTTCTTGCGGATACGGAACTGGTGTAGCACTGTGCACGGATAGTCACGCTTGTTTTCTTGTGTATCGAGCTGTGGACTCCACATTGTGATTACGCCCTGACGGGTATCTGGGTCGCGCTTGAGACGCTCGATGATGATCTCATATTGACCTTTTGTCCGCGTACCGTATGAGCCGTGGAACATTCCGTCATCTTCGATGTAGTTCTTAAACTGTGGGCCGATGTCAATTACGAGTTCAGGAATACTTACGCCTGAGAGCAACTGCAGCGCCTCAACAGCACCGATACCTGAGACGGGGTTACGGTTCACATTGAGTGGAAGTGCCGCACGAATATCGTGGATATGAATTGTCGCGTCTTCAATCTCACGCGTCTTCATTCCACGAGGTGCAACCTCTTCGCCATGCTTAAGAACATGCTGGACAAGATCAACATAGCCGTTTACGCCGTCTTGAATCTCAATTGTCTTTATGGAAGTATCCACGGGTCTCCTTCTGTAGTTTCTTTATTTGCAAATCTTTCAAGTGCAAGTCCGTACTCTACCCGGTCATGGTGATGAAACCGGCGAACATACTGCGGGTGAGGTGCAACGACAATGTCTGCAGAACTTACTCCAGAGCGGAGTAGACGCTTCTCGGCCATTCGACCAAGCGCGACAATCTGCGGCTGCCCCAGTGCCATCCACAGTTCAATGAATCTCATGTTCTTGACGTCATCAGAGTTTACAACTCCTACCTCACGCCAGAGTGTCTCGGGTAGCGCCGATAATAGGTAGTCGCCAGAGTTTCCGTTATACGGCATGAACGGAAGTATTGTGCCGTCTTTGTTGATGCGATCATCGCCAACGAGGAGAGCCTTTGGCTTTACAGCTCCGATGTACTCTGGAAACTCGCGGAGAAACTCAGCGGCATATACCCGCTTTGTCGCGATCTCGATGAGCGCGGCTGCAAGATTCGGTATCTCGTCCATGCTGTCCGGCTGCGGCGTAATTGTTCCGGCAAGACCGTGGGTAGATTTAGCAGCTGTCGCGTATAGCCCAATGATTGTTTCCAGATCTTGTTCAGTTACATAGTCATCGCCACGCCCTCTCAGACGCATCTGGATGACATCTAAGGGCTGGTAAAGCCAGAATTGGGATACTCCACGGGACGCCAAAACCATCTCAACCCAACGCCACCCAGGGATACCAAGCAGTCCGTAGTTATCGTTTATACAGGTGTGAGGACGCTTGAGCGGTGCATATGTCGCCTCGCCCCAGTGCCAGCGATCCGCCACCCAGTATTCATTTAAGAAGTCAGTATTTTCAATGCTGGCGCCGTACTCGTTTAGCACCCAAAGGCGAGATTCTTCTTGGGGACGACCTTGATGAATTGTGCGCACAGGTCCGCGTTCTTCGAGCTGTCGCGCAATCTCTGCGCATAGAGAACTTTTTCCAGAGGCGTCTGTGCCTTCTACTGCGATAAACATGTCTGTCGTCCTTTGGTCATTGTGGGTACTACTATAACAATAAGTCGCCTTTGATTTAGGGAATCATTTCTATTTTATAGATCGACTCAATTCCTTTATCTACCTGTGCAGATTCTTCAAGAAGTCTTTGCGCAACATTTGTTAGGTAGCGTGCGCCAGCATTGTCATACTTATACAGCGCCTCGAGCACAGCACCTGGATCTTCACTTACCTGCGCCCAGTAGCGATCTTTCTCTGGAAAGATAAGTCCAGCCTCGAGCCGTGGACCGCAGTCAGGGCAGGGCACAGCGTCTTGCTTGATCTCACTTGCTGGAATTTCTTGAAGACCGTATCGCTTAACTAGATGGCAGGCCGCGCCGTGAAAAGTAACGGATACGCCAACTCGAGAAAGTATGTACGCTCCGTTTTCTGTTCTATATAGCTCGAATTCGATCCAGCGCGTAGAACCGCTCTTCCATGAAGACGATTTGCCTAGTAACTTTCCGTTAAACTGAAGCGTGCGTGAGCCATCTTTTACTTGAATCATTGGTCTATTTTCCATCTCTGTGTGCTTGTGTCAATAATATCAACAACTAAAAATAATGATGTTACTTCTTCATCTGTGCAATTTGGTCTTGAAGTGTGCGGACTGTCGCCTTAAGAATAGCGTTATCTCTGGCGTAGTTTGCCACCTGAATACTTAGCTCGTTTATGATCAACATCGGGCTGAGATCAGAAGGTATATCTTGTGCTGTTATTGGTGCAGGATTGCTCATTTATATTCCGTTCGACGTTGACTCGATGTAGTTATACCAGCGAACAGCCGCGTATCGTGTGCCAGTGACAACGGGGTCTACGCGGTGCATGTTCTGAAATCCTGAACTAAACAAGACTATTTTTCCAGCCTCTCGCTTGATTGGTAGGTTGAAGTGTTGAAAATGCAGATCTCCACCGGTGTAGTCATCGTTGAGAAGCGCAGATACTGATAAGACGCGCTGGAACTCAAAGCAATCATCAACGTGGTTATGAAATGATCCGCCACGCTCGTACCTGGTGATCTGCCAGTTATATGACTTAAGTCGAGGCACGTTGTACATTGCCCTAAAGTCTTCGACCATCGGCGCGATACCGGCCTCGAGACTTTCATACAGTCTTCGGATTGGATCGTGCGGATGGCAGCTTAGCTGCGTCTCATTGATGAACTTTACGTAGCAAGTTCGTGCATTATAGTTTACAGCAGCCTCACGCTTGTCATCGAGTACCTGTGCAGGCTCCCACTGACGAAAACATGAGTTTTGCGCAAGACCTCGAAGAAGATTGGCAGCTTCCTTTGTTGTCCTGTACGCGACAATTCCAGGTGCAAGAACCTCGCGGTCAACAATGGGTATATCAACAAGCTCAACCGGATCATCAACATAGTCACCAAGGATCTGGTCATAGAGAGACAAGACACCTGAGTACTCGTGACAACTGCATGTTGGCTGTTTTACTGGAGGATCTGGTAGAGGTATGTACCTGTTGCGATTGAAAAATCTAATGTCGCCGTCACTTCCATACCTTCCAATACTCTTTGGGCTTTTCTGAATCCAATGATCTGGACGGGTAAAGTGCAAGAAAAGAACAGTTGTAAACCGCTCTTTACTCAATGTCGGGAACGGTGGTCGCGCGTGAATATGTTGTTGACCAGCAAATATAATAGCCTCGTTGTCGTGCTGCTCATATTCATTGCCTTCTACAATTAAGTTCCAGTTGGCTGTGTTCTCAATCGTGATGTCAATTGTTGTCTGTGTACCGTTCTGGTCAGTATGTGGCCATAGGTGCGGGACGCACCCGTCAACTGACTGATATCTTGTTGCAAAGAAGTAGGCCTTCTTTAGCGAGTCATCATTGAACAACTCCCTGGCGCGTTTGATCATGTATTCTTCAATATCCTGCGAAAATGACACAGGCGATTCCCAGCGGCCGATCATTGTGTGATACTGAAGTGGACCGCCCGGGCCCATCTTTAGGTTGTTTACAGTTTCTTTTACGCGAGCAAACATCTCGTCTGAAAAGAAAGACTTGATTACAACAGGCTCACTTATTAGTGGATCTGGAAGATCAAACTGAATTTGTCCGTTGCGCATGTTACCACTTGCCAAGTGGACATTTTGCTCCAAGAAGTTTGGTCTTCATGTTCATAAAACATCCGCATTCTCGGCATTGTTTTGTGAGTGTAATTAGACGGTCACATTGGACGCAGATATCCATACGAGAGTTAGAAAGGTCTTCATTTGCGCGTGGAACATGCGGATTAAAGAAATCAAGCGGAGTTACATTGTCTCCGTATTTCTCCTTAAATTGCTCCCACCGTGACTTTGGCTTCATCAGACAACCCGTCCCATTCCGTCAATTCGACGTTCAACGCCGTTGATCGTCTGCATGATGTAAAAGCCTTCATCGTCGTGCTTCCAGCCTGTCGCAACCTGCCTACTTCGCTCGCGAGTTATACGAATCGCCTTAGCCTCACTAAGAAGTACAGCCGTAAACAGCTCGTTGAGAATAAGTTCAGTTATGCCATTCTCGTCTTCAACGCCGTACTCATCAGTGGCGCGAACGATCTCAACCTCGTTTCCGTCGATTACCTCAGTAAACGAAGAGTATGTTGGATTTGTGAGAAAGAACGCACCCGCTGAAGGAGAGAATGCGTCTGCGTAGACGACGTCTCCGTCAATGACAAACGCAATAGCGATGCCAGTCTGCTGCCCGTCGCGCTCAAGTGAATATATAACGTCTTGTGTAGTTAGTCTCATGATGCTTAATTTATCATCTAATCAAGTAAAAAAGCGAACTCACTTAAATGTTGGCGGTGCTGTTACCGGCGGTGTCACTGGAGGAACTACCGGAGGAACTACCGGAGGAACTACCGGAGGAACTACAGGAGGAACTACAGGAGCGACAACAGGAGCAGGTGATGTGCACGTAGCGCCAGACGCCAGCGGACTTACACACTCGCCGACATATGTACAGCTGTTGAATCCGATGTCACCAGGGTTGCAATACTTGTTGCTTGGGGCGACCGGTGCTGTCACAGGCGCTGTTACTGGCGCAGTTACTGGCGCAGTTACTGGCGCAGTTACCGGAGGATAGGTCATTGTTGAGCAGCCTGCGCCAGTTCCGTATCCGCAGTCGCCGTTGTTGTAGCAGCCTTCAAGGTTGGAGATGACGTTGGCAGGTGAGCAGATGTTAAACGGTTCTGGGGTAACCGGAGCTGTAACAGGCGCTGTTACCGGTGCTGTTACCGGTGCTGTCACAGGTGAAGCTGGTGTACACGAGGCACCGCTCGCGCCTACTTTACATTCACCAACATCATAGCATTCGTAAAATCCAATATCTCCTGGGTTGCATAAGTTATACGTAACAACTACAGGTGACACCGGAGGTGTGACAGGTGACACTGGAGAAGATCCGCAGAGAGTGAGACAGTACTGCGTTGTTGTTCCCGCTTGATCTGTAATGTTGCAGTACAGCGTTGTGCCGTCATACGAGAGTGCGTATGTATTTGTATCGTTCTGCGCATCAAACCTGATACCGCCAGGAACAAGTTCTGTTTGATTTCCAGCCGCGTTATATGCAATCAGTCCGTCATATGTCAAGACAGAGACGTTTCCAGGATAGACACCGCCTGTAGGACCAACAATCAACGCGCCAGCAACCGCTGATGTGTACGCGGCATCTCCAAGGTTGCCGATATACATATAACCAAGAAAACTTCCACCTGTGAACAAAGTGTCACCGACAATTGTCCAGCCGGCGATTGAACTTCCTGTACCGCCAAAACCTTGACCAATCTGGATATCGATACCGGTGAGAGTTCCTACAGTGATGTTTCCAGCGTCAAGATTGGACACAGTGATGATGCTTGCATCAATACTTCCAGCGGTAATCTTGTTGGCGCTGACGCTCGCAATTGCGTGATCACCAAGTTCATTTGGCTGCCAGCCGGTGCCGGTCCAACGATAAATTCTATTGTCATCGTCGGTGTCAAACCAAAGATCTCCAACCGCCGTGGCTGTTGGCGACTCTGGTTGATGAAACGCCTTGTTTTTTCCATTGGCTGTAGTTACAGCATTTGAGATGTCTGTTGATACGTCGTTCCCAAGTTTTGGACCAGTGACAGCGCCGTCTGCTAGTTCAATGGGCGTTACTGCGCCTTTTTCAATTGCCCGTGAGGGTACAGACCGTGTCTGAATCTGCGTAGGTACAGATCTTTTTTGAAGAAGTCGAAGACGACTGTCCATCGATGTGACAAGTTTTCCGACTGTCCGTAAACTTCTACGACGTATGCTAGCCACGAGTGTCAACCTGCCATTCAGAGATAAGGTTCAATGTTACAACCTCTGGAAACGTTGGTGTGTTCTCTACCCTAACTGAGTATGAGTCAATCTTTCGTACAATCACGGTATCACGAGGTTCAAGATCGCTTGCTAGTCTTGCGCGGATAAACTCGTCGTCTATATTTAGCGCGCACCAGTCTCCAGGTACGTACTCACCTACCTTTGGAGAAAGTGATCCGTTTACCGTTACCTGGATATCTGCAAGTGGAGGTCTAAACTCCGTGAGATATCTCTCCGCGTAGCCCTGTAACGCTTCTTCACTCGACGTGTCAACATACAGTTGGTCCTGTGTAAGCGACACGCTAACCTGGTCAGCTGATTCTTCAGCGTCAAGTAGCGGCCATCCGGCGGCAAGAAGCTCTGTTGAACTTGCAACGGAGTACGGCTGACTTGCGTCTTGGCCGAGGTCTCCAGTGCTACCAACAATAAAGAAACGAGTCGCCGCGTTCTCTGACGACTCATCGATCTTTACTTCTTGGATACTTCCAGGATAGTCAAACACAAGTCTGTCAGCGCCAAAACGACTGATCGGGGAAACCTCACCAGGCAACGGCGGATCTGGAAAATCAATTGGAATCATGACAAACTGACGCGTAAACGAATTGGTCAAGGCGTCGTATTCACAGTCAATGCGGTACTCAAAGCCGTCAATGCTGTCTGAGTATTTATCGAGTTCTTCTCCAACTGATAGCAGCTGAAATCCTCGATATGTTTTATTTTTAAGGTTCTTTCCGCTGTATCCCAGATCTGAGTACGTCATGCCAATGTCAGAGTTGGCTGGAAACGGACCGTATGTTTTTACACTGATCGCCGGCGTAACAGTCGCCGTTCCTCCGACAACAGGCACAGGTAACACATCGGTGACGTAGGCTGTAACAAATGTAAATGTCGTGGGCGTAACAGCATCAATTGTGTGTGTTCCGTTAAACACCTCGTATGTCAATGTCGTATCGTCAACACCCGCCACCACGACAGTGTCATTGTCGCTAAACAGGTGCGGCGTTGACGTCGTAAGCATGGCCTGATAACTGCTAAGTTGCTTGTAGGTCACTGTCTGTGTATTTGCTGTAATTGGCGTTGTGCCTACGTTTGCCGCAATAATGTCAAACGTAACTGTAAAAGCATCAGGAATACTTGTTGCCTCGTATAGACCGTTAAGAGTATGACCGGCATTTACGATCTCAAATTGCTGACCAAGAATCAGACCATGCTCTGTTGACGTGACCACAGTCCCTACGTTACTTGTAACCGAGTAGCTTACCATTGGGGCGTTATTTGATACACCAGGCTCAATTTCATAGTTTGGAAAGTCAATGTTTGTATAGTCAACAAACATTGTGTCAAGCAACTGACGTATAAAATCGTATGTATCAACACGAACATATACAGAGCAATTAATGTACGTGCCGTCGGGCAGAGACGGCAGTGAGATCGTACAAGTGTTTAGGGTAGGCGCGGTTGCAACCGTGTAGTAGCCGTTATAGATAAAGTCACCGACTTCATAAAATATGACCTGTACAGTTGAACCTATAGGAAACTCATAGTCAGAGATGTCAAGTGAGATCGTCGTTGTGCCTGCGGCCTTTGTTATCGTCGCCGCAAAGTCATGGGTATAGGTTTTCCAGATATTGCGATGATACAAATAGCTAGTAAACTCTGCGCCCTGCACAGTCATTGTTCGTGACTCTACCGAGTACGAGCGTGACCAGATGATGCCTCCCCATACGCACTGACCGTCACGGACAATGTACAGACCTGTCTTACCTGGCATTGTGGTCTCATACAGGTTAAATGGTACAGTATCTGGGATATACGGAATAGTCCCAGAAAACTTACCTGCACCTTTGATTGCGCGTTCGTACGTGACATTTGTAAACGGGATCTCAGCAATTACTGTGTTTGTCAACAGGTCAGTTGCAAAGTACCTGTATATTGATGAGTATTCTGTTATCGTTGACATGTCATCGTCCCTAGGCTACTAAACTAACCTATCCAGCCGGAGCGATAGTACACATCTAAAGTTGCAACACCCGTCGCGTCACCGTCGTCTGTGAAAGTGATCTCGTTGTCGCCAGGCTCAAGTCGGATCCAGTCAAGAAGAACCTCAAGCATTGAACGCGTGCCGGCGGTGATTCCGTTAAACGTTACCGAGTGATCATGCGTATCAATCTCAAGAACGTCAACGTCAATTGACGCGGTGCCGGACACACCCGCACTGGCGACGTTTGCGGCGATCTTTTCATACGTAAACGACGACGTAGTAGGCGTGCCTGTGATTACGTGTACACCGTTATATGTGGCGTTGACGCCGGCAACCGTGACAATGTCGTCTATGATGAGGTTGTGTACCGCACTGGTTGTAAGTGTGGCAACATTACTTGTAAGCTGTGCGTTGGTGACACTGTGCGTTGTGGCGGCACGGAGTTGCTGGATGATCGTGATGAACTCATCATTTGCCGCGTTATAGATCGTTCCGGTGCCTGTCAGAGGGCCTGTGACGGTAAGCACCGCCGGTACCTTGATGTTTCCACCGTTGTTGATGACACGCGAACCTGTCTCTGCGACCGCGGTATTTGCTGACGGAATGTTCACAATCGTGTATCCGTCGGGATCGGCAGCGTTCCACTCGTACTTGATCGGGTCAGCCGCACGGAGACCGATCGTAAAGTCAATTCTTCCGCGCGCGTTTACCGATGTAATTGAAGGTCGACCGCTTAGACGAACCTTTGCAGCGCGGGTAGGTTCTTCATCGACCTTAAGCCAGCCATTACTGTAGACAAGACTTGTTGCCGCAATGAGAGTGTTTCGCGCCGCCGGCGCAAGACTTGGATCTGGTGTAAGTATTGAACCGGTGAGTGTGATCTGACGCGCCAGCCAGCGGCCACGTACGTCATACGAGCCGTCACCATAGCCGCGTTCGATGTCAGGGACAGCGGGATCTGGATGTACCCACCAGCCATCGATATCTGTACAGACCCAGATAACTCCGTTTTCATCAATTGCATTTAAGACAAGATCTCCAAGCTGAATATCGTTCTTCAGCTTCATACCGGTGATCCACGGACGTGGAAGCGGTGTTAGAGCCTTGTTTACCTTTGATGTTTCATAGCCTTGCGTTACCGCGTCGACATACGCACCTGCGCCGTATAGTCCAGATCCATATGTTACTTCGGCCATCGTAACTCCTTAACCAATGTTTCCAACGGTTGTTGCTGAGCCCATATCTACGTACATGAAGTTACTTCCAACAACCGATGTCACTGTTCCAGCAGAGCATGTGAACACCAAACCGAGTCGTGTGTTTGCCACCGGAATGACCGTTCCTGTGATCTTCATCGCCATTGTCGCCGTGTCCGCAATCGAGTACGAAGCGGCTGAGGTTGTTGTTGCGGCACCTGTGGCGTTCATGTGAATGATGTTGCCGTTTGTACCAGTTGTCAATGACGCGCCCTGTGTAATAAGCGTAATCAGTGCGGTAAGGTCAAGGTTTGTCGCGGCTGAGTTATTCATCGAGACAGTGACGGTTCCAGCCGTCGCCTTTGTAAACTTCAGGTCATACTCAAAACGATACAGACGTCCGGCAAGAAGTGCTGGACGAACTGTGGCCGTAAAGAAGTGACCGCCAGAGGCAACAGACGCGCCAGTCGCAAGCTTGCCGTATTGAGGCGCCATGATGACGCCACGGCCTGTGCCGTTTGTCGTGTTACCGGTGATAAACATGTTATTGCCGTCAAACTCAATTGCACCTTGAGTAGGAGATGTAAGGTTTGTTCCGCTTGTTAGAGTAAGTGCCGCGGCTGAGGTTGTTCCAGCAGAGATGATTGGCGCGGTGAGCGTCTTAGTTGTCAGTGTCTGCGAGTCAGTTGTACCGACGATTGTTCCAGTTGGTACCGCTTTTCCAAGAACCTGCGTTGCGCTAAGCACAGTGCTTCCCGCAATTTCGTATACTTTTCCAGTGGCAAGGTTCAAGTCTTCAGATGATGTCCATGCCGCTGTTGAGCTTACCCAGTTAAATGTCTTGTCAGTTGCACCTTTGAGTGTGATTCCTCCGCCATCTGCCGTTACGTCTGTGGGCGTAGTAACGGAGCCAAGCTCGATGTTCTTATCGTCAACGGTGAGAGTCGTGCTGTTTACTGTCGTGGTTGTGCCGTTAACAGTGAGGTTGCCTGTGATCGTCACGGCACCGCTGACAGCTAACGTTGTAAGAGTGCCAACTGACGTAAGACTCGAAGACACAACGTTTGATGAAAGTGTTGTCCCAACGATTCCGTTTGCCGCCGCCTTGATCGCCCACGTGTTTGAGCTCAAAAACGCAAAACGGTTGTCAATCGCGACAATCGCCGCGTTGAGGGTTGTACCCCAACCCGTGTCTCCGTTTGCCGGAATTTGTGTGCCGTCTATCAATGTTGCCATGTCTGTTTTCTCCTATTCGAGTTATGCCATTCCGCGACTTAGTTGTACTGCCAGTTGTCGCGAAATCAACGAGGCAAGTTCTCTCTCATCCATACCAGGTGATGGCTGAACGTTTATTGTAATACCTCCGCCGGCACCGCCAGCGAATGTCTTCATGATTGCGATATCGCGCTTTGAAAGACCGTCTTCGTTGAGTGGCTCGACGCGCTCTGGGCGACCCGCCTCGGCTATGCGTGCGAGAGTACCACCCGGCGACGGCATGACGACGCCTCCCTCAGCAAGTTCTGGAATGTCAGGAAGGCCAAGAGTAAATCCGCCAACAGTCACTCCAAATATCTTTGCAGAAGGAATCTTAAACTCTAGTTTGTTCCAAGCTCTAATGATGAAGTTGATTGCACTCTTAAATGTGCTAATAATCGCATCGCCGATCTTTCCAAAGATCGACTTTGCTCCATTGACTACTCCAACAATGAAGTCCCACGCCTTCATAAATGCTGTTTTAATTCCGCCCCAGACTTTGCCCCAAATTTCGCCGATGAATCCAAAGACTGGCTTAATTACATTGTTCCAGTAGAATTGAACTAGCGTAGATACATATCTCCAAACAGTAGAGAACACTGCCTGAATACCGTTCCATATGCCACTCCATACAGTGCCAATGAGTCCAAAGACTGGTTTAATTATGTTGTTCCACACAAAACTAACTGAAGTTGCAATAATGTTCCAGGCCGTCTCAAATGCAACCTTCATTGCTTCCCAGACGGCACCAACGACTACACCAAAAATCTCAAACACTGGCTTAATAACGTTTTCCCAGGCCCATTGAATTGAGTTGTAGATCAGTGGCCACACAAGGTCCCACCCGGCTTTAATGCCTTTCCAAATTCCAATTATGGCCAGTCCCATCAGTATAAATGGAAGCATGATCAAGCCAACGGCAATCTTAAAAGCAATCACAAGAGCAGGCCACACAGCGTCCCACGCGGACTTAATTCCACCCCAGACTGCGGCAAAGAATCCACCAATCTGTTCACCGACAAACTTGATGCCTTCCCAAAGAGCATAAAGTCCAGCTTTTATGCCATCCCACACAGCGTGAACAAAATCTCTAAACCACTCAAACTTCTTGTACATGACGACGACAATGGCGATGAGTGCGACTATTGCTACGATCCATATCGTTATCGGGTTTGCAGCCATTGCAGCGCCAAGACCTTTTAGCGCGCCGCCCATCGCAACAATGGCGCCTTTGGCTTTGCCCATTGCTGTCTGGAAATAAGCAATCATCTTGCTGTTTTGACCAAACAGTGTTTGGAACGTTTTAGTGTTTGTCAATCCACTTTTTAGTGCGGCAAAGAATCCAGCTCCTCCCGCTCTAGCATACTTAAATCCATCTGTAAAAAGACCTAAGCCTGTTTTACTTGCAAGAAGAGCTTTGTCAAATGATATCAATCCTCCCGTTGCATACTTAAAAGCTTTATTAGCTACTATGCCAAGCCGACTAAATCCTAGTCGCAGCCCGTGTACGGCCGCAAGTACACCGAATATCTTTCCAACAAGAGGGACACTAAAAAACGCAACAAGAGCGTCCATTGCTTTAGTAAGAACTAGAAAAAACATCTGTAAGCTACCGGACTCGAGGAAGACGGCAGTCATCTCTAAGAAGCTGCCTACAAATTCTGCAAACGCCGCTCCACCTTCAATGAGCGCTGGCATTCTATCGAGGATAGCATCTACACCTTCTCCGATCCGTGCAATTGAACCTTCAAGAGATCCATCTCCTCCAGCACGGAGGATTGCTGCAACGATTCTTCCAATGATACTAAGAATTTCTTGAAAGCTGCCAAAGGCTGTGTCAAAGTATTCTTTAAGTTTTCCACTTGCAAGATGCTTTGATGTAAAGTCTTCAAAGCGCTGGGTCAGATCGATCATCCAGTCAAGCATTGTTTGACCAGCACCGTCTTTTCCAGTTACGGCTCGACCCATGTTCATAAACGCGCCGATGATATTTCCAATTGCTTTACCAAATCCGGCGGCAATATCTCCGGCATGGTTGAACATGTCGGTCAATCCACTGATGTTTCCTTCAGCGTCTTTGGCCCAGCCGCCAGTAATTGTTGTGACAAAGTCAGTAAACCGCCTGGTCAACGGTCCTGCCGCAACAAGAAGCGATTGAATTAGCCGCGTGATACTGCCAAGTATTGTTCCGAATTGGCCAATAACATAGTTGTTGTTGTCCATGATAATGCCAAGGTCTTTGACTCCGGCAGGGGTTGTAACGAGCGCAGCAAAGTCTTTTGCAGACTTGCCTATCGCCGTGCCGGTTTCACGTAGCTTTGCCTTGAGCGTTGGGAACAACCTATCTACAAGTAACTGAATCGCCTCTTGAAGTGGAGGAAATAAAGTTTCACTAATTGCAAGTCTAAGTTCATCTAGCTTTGGTTTTAGACCCGCGATAAACTTTGCAAATTCTTTTTGGTACTCGTTTAGACCAGCAAAGGCGTCTTGCCCAGCGCCTCCAACACCTTTCATCGCGTCATCGACTTTTTTCGTTGCGATTGCTAAGTTGTCATAGGCCCGCGTGAGTTGATACGCCGCTTCTTTTTTAGCCTCTTCAGCGCCTAGCACTTCTTTAGAATTCAAGATCTGCTCTTGAGTGTTCCACGTATTGTTATTTGTCGCCTTATTTTGCTCTACAGTCAGGTCGTTGACACGGTCTTTTTGCTTACGTAGGTTAAGATCTGCCTGCGCAAAAGCAAGCTCAGCCTCCCGGCGAGCACGACTATTTGGAGCAAGATCTTGAACACGCGCAAGTGTTTCACGGGCTTTTTCAAGTTCGATTGCCGCACGTTTTTCGCCAATCACCGCGTCTTCAGTTGCAAAATTAAGATCTTCTATTCGATTTTTTGCAATGTCATACGCCTCATTTAAGTCTTCCTGTGCTCTAAAGACACCAGCTTTTGCTTTTTCAAGCGCGCGATTTGCGTCAGCCTCTGCCCTAAGAAGTTGCGGCATATTGTCGCTCGCGCCGCCTCCAGACGGTTTTGTTAGCTGTCCTATCGCTTTTCCTACACCGCCGAATGCGATCTTAAACGCAACCATGCCTTGCAGAAGAGAAGACATTATTCCGCCGAGAGCCATGAGTGACGGCCCTGCGGCCGCAGCCTCAAGACCTATGACTGCGATACCAGCTGCGGCAGAGCCAAGAACAGGAACAAGAACGCCTATCGCGCCTTGCAGATAGTAGCTTCTTTCAATTAGCTTGTTGATTTGCTTATATGTGTTAACAGCTTCGTTTTGGAATGATGTCATTCCACGCGAAGCACCAGAACTAAATCCACTGCCGAGAGAACTTCCAGCCCGATTACCGAGTGGGCCAAGACCGTTCATCGCCTGTTGCACTTGATTTTGGAAACCGGTGGTTATCGCGTTGACGACAATATATGCACTACCTACAACGGCCATACGTATTCACCTCCTTCCATCGCAGTGTCTACCGCTATTCTAAATCATTTTTAGCTACCTGAGTGGGGCGTCTAATGCCTTACCAAACGGTAGTATTGCATCTTCATTTAGAACAGTCGGCGGAACATACGGCTTTGTAGAATTTGACCGTGCAAACGGATCAATAGGCACTGGCACGCCGTCGTCATCGTCGTCTAGTGGAAGATCGACATTCCGATTGCTGTTCTGCGTACTTGTTCCGTATTTGTACGTTGTTCCATAGAGGCTGCTATAGATTGTTTGTCTAAACTTGTCTTTTGCTTCGAGCATCTCACCGGACGAAACATTTAACGAATCTTCTTCAAACAAGTAGTGAAGAAAGTCGACTGCGTCAGCAGCATCTAATTGTCGGATATCAACGCCAAGTGAGATTGCTTTACCGTTGACATACGGCCAGGTATCAACCGCCCAAACTAGGAAGCTGCTGGCGGCTGCGTAGGGCGGTCAGAGTACTGCTCCACCAACCAAGCAACAATGCTGCTCAACTGCTCAACGTCGACGATCTTGTCATCACTTTGCACGAGTTCGTCAAAACGAACGTAGCTTTCTTGGACAAGAACAAGTTCAAAAAACCTGTTAATGATTGCGGCAGCCTCGGCTGGGTTATCTTGACTAGATGACTTTGCTACGAGGTCTAAAAGAACTTTTCCTTGCATCTTAGGTTTGCACTGAAAATCTTCACCGTGCAGCTTAAATGAAAGTGGCTCTACTGGTTTATCTTGGTCGCCTGAACCAAAATCTTTGAATCTTGCCATATGTGTTTTCTCCGTTATTCGTCTGAAACTGCACCGTGCAATTTCTAGTATGCTACCGTACCATGTATAAGAAGCGTGACAGGTACCTATTTGGTCGCGTGCCTGGGTGCATCACCGCCCGTGTGTAGACAATTCTGCCTCGACTTGAGAATCTTAGATGTGTGTTGCCGCCGTCTGGCGTAATGATGTGCGGCCGCGTACCTTCGTGGTGCATATACGCGTATCTAAGTGGAGATCCAATCGTCATGTCTTGCCCCATGCGAGTTGGCTTTTGCGATATGCTGATTGACGCGGCGAGTGCTCCCGTGCGTTTACCTACGACGCCTCTGGCCGCCTGTTGAATCCGCAAACCTCGGCTAAACATGTGACGACCTACATCGCCTGTTGGATCTTGTAGCAGGTGAAATAAAGGTGCCCTGTACCAGTTGATTACAACTAACTGCATTACGGAATCGCCATCGTAAGTTGCATCGTTACAAGTTGAAATCCACCTTCTGGTGGTGGAATATCTACTGTTGCGATTGTGCCAACGCCAAAAGTTCCAGGCTCCCACTGGTCAAGAGCATTAAGCGACTCCATAAGAACCCACGCATCTACCGCTGAGATCTCCGCGCCTTCAGATATCTTTTCTGGAGAGGGCGGACGTCCATTCATTCCTACAACAGGTATCTCACGGGCAAGTGTAATCATCATCACAGCGGTGCGCGGCATGTTACATCTCTGCGGCATAGACGCCTGATCGCCTGGAGGACCTAGGTATATCTGAATAAGAGAGACAGAAAGTTGCTCACAGTCAATTGCAACTTGGCCGACGTTCCAGTACCTTCTATTTGGTAGAGGGACGTTGTACGAGTCAAATATCGTGATGATGGTCTCTAAGACGTTGTCAAGCAGGTTCTTTGCATTAAGCGCGTCTTCTGACACGTTTGCAATAGATGTAATTGCCATAGGTTAATCGCCGATCGTGACTATTGGACTAAGTGACTGCGCGGCCATCTTAATCTGCAAGTTGCCCGAAGCGATGTACACTGTCTCAGTTTCGCCAGGTGTGACAAGACTAGGACGTGATGCATACAAATCCCAGGTACCAGGGTCAATCAAACCAACTACGCTAAACGCCTTTCCGTATGGAACTGTCACACGGATAGCCGTATTGCCTGAGATATACTCAACGGCAGACTGATCAAGATCTAGAGATTTTGCATTTGACCAGTTGTTGAGTACAACCTGCGTAACCCAGCCAGTTCCGTCGAGCAAAAAGTTAGCATTTAGATAGCTAAGCGTGAGATCAACCGTACCATCAGCATCTTTATAGATCGTGATGTCTGTTGAAGATGCTGGAAGTTTAAGTTCTTTTGGATTAAGTCGACGAGCACGTGACATGTCAGGACTGAATACACGTGCACGGTTGCGTGCCTTGTCAGGGTTGACTGACTTCAAGAACATGTCAACCATGTAGATACCTGTTCGACCTTCTTGAACAAAGTCCTGAGGATCAAGAATCGTGTATGAAACACCTTGTCGTGAGATACTTGTCACGCGCTGTGGAAGTTCGCAGTCTTCTCCGGCCCACATCTTGCAGAACTCAATGGCGAGTGTTCTGGCGGCCATCTGTCCCATCGCAGGAGGTGGCGCGCCATATGTGTACGTGACCTCAATGTTACAAGGCCACCAAGGTACGCCGATGGTCGGTTGAATTGTTGAGTGGTCTGAGAGATAGTAATAGTTTGGATTGACGATATTGCCGAGGTGATCTCGAATTGCGTGAATCTTTTGCACAGGCGTACCGCGAAGTTTTAGTCGCGCGCCTGGAGTTACGCCGTCAGACGCTGTCTCATAGTAGCTATTTGCTGTAAGCGGAATGTTCTCTATGTTTCCGTTTGCGATGATCGCCGTTGTCGTGCCAGTTGCAAGACCAAAGCTGTGCCAGCGTGTAAAGCAGACATACCGTTCTGTTACGGTGTTTGTGCCGGTGTACTTTCTACCGGTCAATGCCCAGAGTAGCTGTGACGCCGATTTTGCCGCGTCGTACGAATACTCTGACTCCGAGTAGCTACCGAGGTCTGCTGTACTTACCCAGAGGTTTGTCATCAAAGTTCCTATCTATCCGTAGCTTTTCCAATGAGCGTGGCGCTTAAGTATATATTACTACGCGCGCCACGCTCAGATTATGGAAACTACGATGTTGGGTCCTCAGTTGACGCGATGATGAAGTCGATCGCGTTATCTGCGTTGAAGTCCGCGTTACCAGGAACGTTGTAAGCAGTTGTTGAACCTTGCGAAGCAAAGTCTGTAACCGCACGACTATTCGCTGTAACAACCGCCGTACCAACCGCCGCACCAGATGTGATTGAACCTGTTGTTGTGGTTGTGTACGTAAACGTTGTTGTTGTAGGTGCTGAAACAATTGTGTAAGTTCCGTTTAAAGGAGCGTAGGTGCTTGTCAGACCAGCAACTGTAACTGTGTCTCCAGCAACAAATCCGTGGTCTGTGCCTGTGGTGATTGTTGCTGTTGAGCTTGTGCGTGCTCCAAGTGTTGTTGCAGCTGTGAGATCTCCGTGCCATGTGTAGAAGCCCTTGCGTCCGGTTGGAGCCCACGACGAACGTGCGTACGAGTACGGACGTTCTGTTGCAACTGGGAACTCCCAACGGTCATCGAGTCCGTCACCGAAGAGTGAGTTACCGATGCTGTAGCCTTCAAACGTCGTCGCAAGCATGCCGTTTTCAATAACACGGTCACCGCTTTGACGCATACGGCAGTAAGGGAATACCCAGTGGAAGTAAGGAAGCGTTGCTGCTCGCTTACCGTTTGCCACTGCAAATGACCAGCACTCAATGGCGACACCGTAGCCGGCTGGGTCGTCACCAATACCAGGCGATGACCAACCAATGCTCTTGTTATCTGGCGATGCAAATGATCCGAGGTTCTTGCGAAGCAAGAGACCACCGGACATGAGCTCGGTCAGTTCTGGGTCTGGTTCGCAGATAGCGAGTTCCATCGTCACACGCTTGAGTGTGTCAGGTGCCTTGTATGAAACGCAGATTGTTCCGTTTGCGGACTTTTCTGTGATTTCATCGCCGTCTTCGTACTCAGGTGTAAATGACAAGCGCATAAAGCCGCTTGTTGTGTAGCTATCGCCTGCGTTGTTAAGCAAGTTACCAGAAGCGTCGAGGCGCGTGATGCGGATCGATACGCCTTGAATACTTGCTGCGTAATCTTGGGTTGCCATGTTTTCTTTTCTCCTTAGGATTAGACTGTCAGGTCTACTCTGACTGCTAGATGAATTGTTGTATCAAAGTAAACCGCCGCTGGGCGAATTGCCTTGAGCTTCATGTCATTTTGGTTTCCGCTGACATCGTATGCTTGACCGTTGTTGTCGTTTACAACATCAATTTTTCCGACGTATACATGCACTGAGCCAGTGCCGTACATCCATTTATTTGCATCAGTTGCAGTTGCTCCAGTAGCACCAGTTGGACCTGTGCCAGAGTAACCAGATCCGATGATAACCGGAGTTCCAGCGACTGTCTCAATGCGCCCGTCTTCCTTATGAAAAAGCATATAGCTTGCGGAAAGAAGTCCTGCGATATCACGTGTCATATGAATGACGCCCTGCTCACCACACGGGGACGATGATCCGATCTTAAAATCAAGAAGCGCGAGTGCTCTCGCCGCGCTGATCGCTGTTCCGCTGTTTAGTACCGTCGCGGTAGAGGCTGACAATGCGATATCGTCGTGTGACTCTCCCTCGCGAATTGCGCCGTCCCAAAGTTCTTGCTCAATTGCCTTTTGTGTAATGCCCTCAATTTGTCGCGAAATTCTGTCAAAGCGATCAAGTGCAGTATACCCAAATGTTGAAATCTGTTCTTCTACTTCAATAAAAAATGGCTTGATCTGTGTGTATCGCGTTGGGGTACTGTCTGAAGCAATTGACGCTGACGTTGTGTCAGTGTCGTCCCAATTCTTTGCCGAGTAGATACTCGTATCCCACTCTTGCGCAAACGTACGGATCCACCGATCCTCGTCAGGCAAAGTAGTCGGCGCAGGCTTAGCCACCGAAAGCAGACCGTAGTCTGCTGGCTCAATCGCAGGTGCGACTACAACTCCATCTTTTGGAAATGCCATTTTTTCCTCTAAGTTCCTTGTGTGTTTGTTTTGTCTTGGAGAGGCCTGTCTCCAGGCCCCTCCACTACAAATTGCTTACTACTACCGAGTGGTTTAGTACTCGATAGCTGCTGCTGTTGCGCCACCTGTGGTGTCACGGAGTGCTGCTGCAACACCGTTAACCGAGATGGTCGATGTGACTACGAGTGACTCGACGCCAACCTTTGCGATTCCTTCGAAGGTTTCAACGAACATCTTGTAGTCGTTGGTTCCCACGAGTGTGGAGTCGCGGATGATGCCTACGTCCAAGGTGCCACCGTCGAGGAACAAGAATGTTCCTTCTGCAAAGATGTACCAGGTGAACGTGTCTAGGAACTCGTTGAGTGCTGCAGACGATGACTGTGTGCCGTAGACGTTCAAGTCATGCGAGTAGGTGATCTGAACACCGCGAGCTGCGAGGTATCCATCGATTTCACCAGTTGCATTCATTGAGTTGTCGCCAGGCATTGCCAACGTAAGGTCTGCCACCATTGCGTCCTTGATCCAAGCTGGTGCGATTACGCGCAACTTGTGATCTGGGGACAAACGATGACGGCTACGCATAGCTACTGCTGCACGACCAACCTGAACGAGGAAGTCACGAGCAACGCCGATAAGGCTTGTTGTCGTAACAGCTGTCGAACCAGATGTCAACTTGCCAGCGAGGTACTGCTCGGCCTCACGTGCGTGCTGAACCAAAGCAAGCTCGTTGTGACGAGCAATCAACTCTGGGTAGGCACGTGTCATGAGGTTGCCGAACTGCAGTTGCAAAGTAACAGCGTCAGTTGCGACTGTTGTTTCTGTTGCTGCAGATACGGTCAAGCTTGACTTTGTTGCTGGGTCTGGGGAACCTGCTGCATCATTTGCTGCTGTCCAGATGCCAACTGCGTCTCCGTATTCGCTCAGCACTGGCGGAACGATGTAACGGATACCACCGCGGTCTGCCGAGAATCGTGGAAGCGAGTCGCGGATTGGACGGTCAGTTGATCCAAAACCGAAGATGTCATACTTGACTTCAAACGGTGTTGAGTGACCACCGGAAGCAACGAGTGCTTCTGGCGACATAACTGCCTTCATCTTTGCGATGTTGCTGTCAGTGTCCTGGGTAAGAACACGTGATTCTGGGTACTTGGTTGTGATCGATGCCACGATGTGCTGTTCGCCGTCGCCACCCTTTACACGGCGCAAACCGTGCAAGCGTGAAGCCATAGCTTCTGCAATTTCTTGAGCATCTTTCATTGGTGATCCGGCCGTGTAACCAGGGATGTCTGCGCCAGCAGTGATTGCCACTGGTGCTGTTTCCTTCTGGCTTGGTTGACGGTCGGCTGGGGCTTGGAATTCTACTTCCAAGCCTGTGTTGTCTGCCGCGGCAGTCATGGTTGCCTCCTGGGCTTCCTGCTCTTGTGGAGCATTGGTAATTTCTGTTGATGTGCTTGCTTCAGCTTCGGCTGGCACTTCAATCGCTGCCTCTGCAACTGCTTCTTCCGCGACTGCGGCCTCTACGGTTGCTTCTGGAGCTACTGCTGCTTCAGCTGTTGCTGCTTCTTCTGTGGTTGAAAGTTCAGATGCTTCGATCACTTCTGTTGATGCTTCCGCCATTGGAGCTGCCTTCTTTTCCTCTTCAGGAGTTTCTGGCTTTTCTTCTTCTGGCTTCTCTTCTTCCATTGGAGCTGCTGGCATTTCTTCTGCTGGCATCTCTTCTGGAGTCTGATCCATGCTCTCAACTGCTTCACCCTTAACACGCATTGCGGCTTCGGCTGCACGTGCTGCAAGCTCTTGTGCAAGAGCTTCACGACGCTTAGCTTCACCACGTACCGTGTCGAGCATGTCCGCAAGTTGCGTCATAGCATCCACTGTCTGTGCTGTTGGCTCCTGACCCTCAACCGTTTCGAACTCGGTAACGATTTCAGCTTGCAACTCGGCGATTTGGTCGTCGGTCAAGCTATCGATCGTGTCGAGCTGTTGTTTGATACGGTCCACTGTCCCTCCTCCGGGATCAGTCACGATAGACCCACTTTAGGTCTATCTGGGGCTTCTGTCCATGGAGAGGGACTCTTGCACCGATGTGCAGAGGCACTCACCTAGGAATAACAATAACACTAACTAAAATGTCTTATGTCAATAATCTCAACAGCTTGCTCATCTCTGATGAGACCTCACTCTGAGAATACACGTCTCCGCCAGACTTATAGCTGCGGAGTGACTCGGTGGCGATGTCGGCGTCTTCCTTGCCGATCTTCGCCTCAACCTTTGCGATCATGTCGTCGATCAGATCCCTAAGAACTGGCGGCAGGTCACTAAATCGAACCTTCTGTGCCTCTTTACCAAAAGGAAGTGGAAGGTTTGACAGGACCTGGCCTAACAACCTTGCTGATTCCCTAACGTTTCCAAGGGCTGTGGCGTCTAAAGCCCCAGAATCAAGGCGGTCGATAAGGCTAATAAGTTGCGCAGAAGACTTCGCCGCGGCGTCGTAGTCGCCAAGACTTTCGTTATTCTGTGCTTCCTCGAGCTTCTCCATCAGCTGCGCGTTTCCACCTGTTCCAAGGTCTTGCTTGAGACGTGCGAGCACATCCCTAAACTTTCCCTTTACGTCACGGGGTTGGTTGACGCCAGAGATATATTTCCCAGGTGTATTGGAAACTGCTTCTGGACTATTCGGTTTCACCGCTGGTAGGGCTGCTAAAAGCCCCTCCTTGGCTGAGGCCACGCGGGCACGGAGTTCTTCGATCTTTCGAGTGTTCTCCGCAGTTGCGCTTTCCGCAGCTGTTTTCGCAGCCGCTACTCGTGCTTGGATATCGGTAACAACTTCTTCGTCAATGAGACCTGCTGTCTTCCACTGTTCTGGAACCAGCTCGGACTTACCAAGTCCTCGCGCCTTCTTGATGATGTGACGGCGAACCGCGGCACGCTTACCTGGCTTTGAACGGCCGTACGCTTGGATCGCGTTCTTGAGGTCTTCCTCGTTGCGGATTGGATATGAACCATCTGGAAGAGCCTTGCCTTCACTTGCTAGACGCTCACGGGCCGCCTTCGAGATGTATCCGAATGTCTCATACTCAAAGCTACTGCGTACGCGGTTTGAAAGCTCCAAGGCCTGTGCCGCAAGTTCTGCGTTTTCTTTTCCTTCAAGCTTTGCGATGCGACTTGTGAGTTCAGCCATTGGATCTACCTTCATCTTTGCAAGTACCTGGGCACCTGCGGCGACGAGAGCGTAGACCTGACCTGATGCAACGCGTGCGCGTGCGATCGGGAAGCCGGGCACGTTTACCTGACACACAGCAACAAGTTCAAGCGCGCCGTTGATCGGACGCCAGTCACCCGACGGAGCTGATGCACGCAATGCACGAATCTGCTCAGGCGTTGCGTTTGGACGAAGCGCACCTGCGACCCAGATGCCGTAGGCATCTTCGCCGGCGTGAACGTCTGCGATCGCTGAACCAGTGTCGTCATAGTGGCGGGCGGCTTCTAGTGCGCTGGCCTCAAGTGATGCGTGTCCACCTGCGAGCGTCAGTTGACCGACAGGATAGTCCTTGCCGTCATCTGCGCGAACAACACCTGTGTGGAAGTACGCGTAACCTGTGCGACTCTTTGGCGCGCGGGTACCGCTACGCATGCCGATGTGGTCTGTCTGCCACGACGCGATGTGGCCAAACACTCGGCCAAGATCATCAACTGTAAGTGGTGTAGGTCCGCTAAGTTGCGGATTTACAAACCAGTCAGAAGGTGGAACTGTTGGGATCGCCCCAGCAAGAATTCCGCAGGCCACGATCGCGGCTGCGTCCATCGGATCCATATCTTCTTCTACGTAGACTCCGTCTGGAATCTGTTCCATATTTCCCTCCTGGGATTCTCCAGATGTGTCTGCTACATCCTCCAAGTAGATCTTGCATTCTTCGAATGCAGGCTTTGGAACAATTGTGACAGCCATAACCCTGGCCTTTGTGATTGTTATTTTATCACCGCCAATTTTCTTCTCTTTTGGAGAATCTGCGGCTTCGTCCTTTGCATCTTCATTTGCCTCAAAACGATCGAGGTCTGCTGATACTCCGCGTAGGAATCCTTGACGGACCATACGCTCGGCCTCTTTGCCGTATGCGTTTGTGTCAAATACTCCATGCGCATTTCCAATACCGTTCTCGGTACGTTCCATCTTGTCAATACGACCTACAACGACAGAGCCATTGTGGCCATCTGCGGTCTTGATCTGCCAGAGTAGAGGCAGCGGCAAGGCACGGACACTGATCGCATTTTTCTTAAACTTTCGACCGTCACCTGACTCAGTATCTTCAGGTATGACCAGCGGGATCATGAACTTTGAACCCATCATCGTGTCTTCAGCCGACGCCGTGAGTACACGATCGCGTGCCTCCTGTGCCTCCGCCTGTCGCACGATTGCGTCAATAACTGCTTCTTCATCGACAAGATCAAAACCACTTGCCTTGATTGACTTGGCGTTCTTCTTGCCGACGTTGTACTTGCTGCCAGGCCAGACGCCTGTCGCCTCCTTGTGACGAAGTGCACAGTAGCCCTTGGCTCGTGGACCCATGTACTTTGCGAGATGGTGGAAGCAACGCGTCCAGTCGCCTGGCGTGTTCCAGCGGATCTTCAACGCGCCGCGACCAAACAACCAGTAGTGACGTAGCTTCTCGGCTTTTCCGCGATTACGATCAACTCCACCTGCGGCTGTCAACGAATCAATGTCATCAAGCTCGGCCATGAGCGCCACAACGCCTGCTTCAGGCGCCCAGTCAGCTTCATAGTTGTCATCTTCGATCGCGTAGATCTCTTCAAGACTTAGGCGCATGTCGTCTTCGGTGACATCTGTTCCAGAGCCGTAACCGACGACACCGTCGTGATCTACAAGCTCTGCGTACTCGGCCTTAAAGCCATCTGACGCCTCGGCAGCTGTTAGATACTTCTTGGTCTTTTTCTTCTTGTTTGAACCAAAGATGTCGTACACAGGCTGCTCAATGATGAACTCATTAACGGATTGATTCTTGCTCTTACCGCCGTGGAGCATCTTCGCGTGTGTTGATGTGTAGATATGAAGTGCGTCCTTGTGACGCAACTGGCAATATCCCTTTGCACGTGGGCCCATGTATTTGCCAAGGTGGCGTACACAACGTGACCAGTCACCCGGTAGACCCCACTTGATCTTTGCAGCACCGCGTCCGTAGACCCAGTAGCGACGAAGTTTTTCAGCGTTACCGCGGTTCTTATCGAGACCGCCCTGCGCAAACTCTGTTGCGCTTGCCGTTACATTTACCTTTACAACTCCGTCTGGAATTACAGCAAAACGACACTTACCTTCATCTTCAATCGGCAGAGAGATGATTCGACAGACATCGTTGTCGTTTTCATCGTGCGTGTAGAAAACGCAGTTTTCACATTTAACGCCGATATCAGCTACCTTGTTCTCAGCCGCTGGCGTGTAACCAGCCCAGATGCCTGTGCCGTCTTCATTGAACTTGCCGTACTTATCGGCAATCTCAATAAGAGCGCGCATAAGGTCTTGTTCTTCAGCTACGAGAATTCCAGCGGCGGCTAGCGCATGCAACGCAGACGCGGTTGTTCCGCCGTCGATCTGTGCAAGAACATCGGTATACGCATCTCCGCTAAGCGGAACAACTGGTGGTGGAGTTGCAGATGTTAGATCGCTTAGGATACCTTCGTCCGGTACCCACTTCTTATCTGTTCGCTTAAACACCATAGGACGCAGCGAGTCTGTTCCAGCAGGAACAATTGAGATCAGGTCAAACACAGCGGACGGATCGTCTGGAGAAACAATCGCCATATACACTGGCTGAACGTCAGAAGTTTCTGGTGTAAGAGGTTTGCCGGGTCCTTTATTGGTTAACTTGTACTCATCAGCAACTTGCTTGATCGTCTTCTTCTCTTCTACATCTGCTGATGCTGAAAATCCTGTAGGATTGTAGTACAGGTGATACAGCGGATTTTTCTTAAAAAGATCTTTGAATAACGGATGTTCACGGCGATCACCTGTAAACGCTTTTTGGCCGGTAAGTTTTTCACGACCTGCAACATATTTATCCCAAGAAGCGCTTGTTTCTTCCTTTGTAGGCTGTGTTGGCTTTACAAACGTATTCTGCTGAGCTGACTGTCGTTGTCCGTTTACCCATGCTGGGTAGTTGTACAAGACCTGTTGTAGGTCTCCAGGTGTTAGCGGAGGAAGTGTACCTGGAATTCGCGCGTTAGGCGAGTTCATCGGAGTTCGTGGTTGACCAAGGATTCCAGATGTATCAAGTGGCATGTTGCTTGGTGTGGCGACACCTTCACCGCCAGACCTTGCTGTGTCAGCGACCGCCTGTGTGTCTGTTCCAGCAACCCGCACAGACTCTCCCGAGTCCATCTTTACTGTTACACTCTGCGTGCCTTTGTCAATCGCGGTGATACGTCCGGTGTTTGCTGGATTGCCGCCAACTGAAACACGTGAACCCATGCGCGCAAACTTTCCACCTTTATCGCGTACTTGTTTCTGCGCGTTTGCCGCACGTTCTTTTGGAGAATAAACGTTGTCTGCTGGATTGATCGCGCCTTCTGGACCAGCGGCAACGATCGTGTTGTCGATGATTCCCCAGTCAATGTCTCCGAGCTCAGCGGCCATAAGTTCAGCCTCTTCTGGATATAGCTCGTAGACACCCGTCTTTTCAAACGGTTGCTGCTGGAATCGCGCTGAAAGAATAAGTGCTGACTCGGCATCAATAGGCACATGCGTCTTCTCAGCCGTGTCATATATGTCGTCAAGCGCCTTGTCGTATGTTGCGATATCACTGTCAACATGCGCGAGATCGTCCCAACCGCCACCGTCCCAGACGTATGCCTCGCCGTCTTCATTGATCATGTATAGGCGATCGATAGATCCGTCATCGAGACGAATACGAGCCACAAACTCTGGACCGTTTTCTTGATCTTCTTCGGCAAGTCTAAATGCGTTGACGTCGGCGTCGTAACTTGTCGCCATTCCGTAATAGTCATCATCAGCAACGATAAATGCGCCGGCGCTTACAGCCTTCTTGTTTTCGCGTTCAACGATCTGCTGTGCCCAGCGCCACGCGGCGTCGCCGCCCCAGAGTGCCCAGGCGATGCGACCGTTCGATGGAAATCCGTCTGAGCCTGGCTTGTAGCCTTTGCCTTTCTTATCTACCTCATGTCGTGGGAAGTACTTTGCGATGTGGCGGACCTTGGCCAGTCCGATCTGTCCGCCGTTGGCGAGTATACGCGCTGTGTTGAGACCAACAGGCGTTCCACCACGGCGATGCTCCTTACGCCACTCTAAGGCCCTCTTAGCCTCTGCTTGCGCTGCCTTAGGTATCGTGTACATACGTCCAGAGGCGGTGATTGCACTGATGCGGAGATCAGCCAGCGCGCCAGACGCGAGGTCAAAGTGAACTTGATCTGCTGAAGCTTCTGTATTCCACGGCTGTATATACGAGAGGTTGCTTAACGTACCTACCTCGTCGACCATGTTAGTAATTGAGTCAATCACAACGGCAGATGTGCCGTCGGTAAACATCATGTAGCTACCGTGAGAACCAAAAAGCTTTATCATCTATTTAGCACCTTCATCTGCTTGTACTTTATCTTGTACAGGACCGCCTGCTACCCAGGCATCACATGTACGCGAGGCCGCACACTTGAAGTCGAAAGCCTCACAATACCCTAGTTCTGCGATGTCGATTGCGTCCCAGGCGTTCTGTTCGCTTGATCCACCCTGCTCCAGTCCCCCAGCGATGCAGTCACGCATCTGCTTTGTAATAATGAATACCGCGCAGTTTCCGCAGAGGCTTTTCTTCGCGTCATCGATCGTGACAGACCACCTGTCAGCTTTTGCCTGCCAAAACTCTTCATTTGGCTCTGCCGGATTTAGCGGCCCGTAGCCTGCGGTATCGATCGCGTTCTGACGGTACTTGATGTTTAGCGCAATGTCCTGGGTGGCTGGAGGGCACTTTGCTGGCGCCGCGGCCGTAAGCGCGTAGTTGTGGTTTCCTTCGTCATCTACCTCGTAGCGTGGTTTTTCGCCTCGCATGTCAAACGAGTCGTAGTACTTGACGTAATCTACTTCTACTTCATCGATCGTAAACTCGCCGCTGTGATCTTCATAGAACTGGTATGTATCAATCTTGTTCCATGTACCGTTGTCGCGCATGAGCAATCCGCCCTTACTTGGACAGGCAAACATGAGATATTGGACGTCGTAGTTATCGTCTACAAGGACGTAAAGATCTTCATCTTCTTTGATCTCAGTTGGCCATGTGTCAAGTGCTTTTGTGTCTTCTGCCATGTGCTCTTTCCTGTGCTATAGTTGAATTCTGTTAAGCTTCTCATCAGGCTGTATCGCCCTAATTTTATACATAATTCCGCGACTTGAGAACGTTATTTCTCGTTTATTTGGGTCCCACTTAAAGCCACTGTTCTCCTTGAGTTGGAACGACAGACCACCATCACGGTCAGTCGTGATCTCCATGTAGCTTCTAATCGGAAGACCTTGGTCATCAAAGTCACGAATGATCTTTGCCGAGTATGCTGCACGCAGCCAGCCGGCGTATTCACCGTCGACATTTTCAAGTACGGCCTGCGTGCCGGCGCGGTTGAGGTAGTTACCGTACTTTGCAAACTCGTCGTAGTCAGGCAGTGGAAGCATGTTTGTGTCTTTCTCTTCACCAGCCGAGGTGACGGGCATTGGTGGCACAGTGCGTCCAGTGTACAGCGTTAGGTTTATAAGCTGTTGCATGATATATGACTGCAGGTTCCTGTCCCTTGTGTTGGCGTACATGGGCAAAAGCATGCCTCTAGCCGCACTGTACATTTCAAATGACTTCATCTTTGCAACTTTTTTAATGATCTCGTCAACAAGTTTGTACCTGTCTAAGATATCAGCGTAGTCTTCTCCGGTTGGATTGCCTGCGTTTTCCTGCCCAAACGGAATAACTATCTCCGCCCTAAGCATTGTGTCGTATCCACCTGCGTTAGTTACAGCATGGTTTCCAGAAAACGGCAACCAGTCGACCTTGCCTTCCTCTTCCTGCCTGTCAAACGGAGAGTTGTATTCAGCAACTTTATTTCTCAATACATTTACGTCACTGGCCAACATTGGCTCCACGTACGCGTCTCCAGATAAAACGGCGCCTGCACTGCCTGCGTCGTGCGTGTAGTAGTGCCCGTCTGGATACCTAACAATGATCTGCGGTAACTGTCTTGTGTTTTCTATTTCAAAAGGATCTAACCCCATGTCAACTGTAAACATATATTTTGCAGCTACTGCCACGGATCCTGCAGGCGCGGGTTGATAGTGCAGATCTGATCCCGTATATGTAAGCATCGCCGCAAGGTCATTAAAGTCTACAGTTTCACTTCCACCCGCCTCTGTAAATGCTTCTGTGAGGTTTTCTTCTGCAAAACGCAGCAACTGTCCTTTAGCGCTGTCTTTACTTCCTCTTCTATCTTCTAAGATTTTTGATCCAGCAGTCAAGATAATTTCCTCTATCGGAGTTCCGTCTATCTCAGTAATCCCACGTTCCTTTAGCATTTTAATTGCGCGGTCACGAACAAGTTGTGACACAACAATCTGCGCGTCCTTTGTAATTGGAACACCGTGCTTAACCATCGCTTCCTGGCCTTCGTACTTGACTGCCCTTAAGATATCTGTTCCAGGGACACGCTTGCCGTACAGGTCGTCTATGTTTGCATATAGATCTGATCGCTCAAAGATGTCAGTTGCTGGCCACCAGATACTTCCTTCACTGTTTGCGTTAAATCCGCCCATGACTTCTAGCGTGCTATTTTCGTCATGCTTTGTCGGCCTAAGAAACACGTAGTCAGCCCCGCCTGTCCATAGGTCTTCAGTCGAGGACATTCCCTTATAGTTGAGACCTTCTTGTACTCGAGAAACTGTTGCAACTAGTCCGTTTGTTACTACGTCAACAATTGCGTTTGTAGTTACCTGTATAAGTTCTTCTGGGGTCGGTGGTCTGCTCTGTGTATCAACAAGATTTGCAACTGCTTTTTCAAGACTTAAGTTGTGCTTAAAGCCTTTTATGCCTGTATCTTCTTGCATAAGAAACGCCACATTGTCTGGAAGCATATACTCAATGCGTCCATGAGACCCGATACGCGGGAACACATCTGCTGCTTCTACTCCCCAGCGTTCTTTGATCTTTTCAAGTTTCTTATCACGACGATCTTGGTCTGTAATGTTGATGTTTGGGTCAGTCTGAGAGTCGAACAGCGACAGCAGTCTGTTTTCAATAAGCGACTTTGTGTCTTGCTGTTGCGCGGCGCGCACATCACGTACACCGGCCGCGCGGAGCGCCTCTTCGATATCAGACTGCTCGGCGTCAATTGGAAGATCAATGATCACCTGGTTGTGGAATGCTGCAGGCGCTGATTCATATTGTGCGTCAAGTGGTTCAAGACTATTGTCGTCATTTGCACGCATGATATTTATTGACCACGGATTGCCTGTATCTTCGCTATCTGAGACAAACATTCTGCCGTTATTGAATACCGCTCCGCCCCAGTTATTTACAACACTTTCACCTGAGAGAACAATGTCGCCGTTTTCAGCAACGCTTACACGTTCAATTTGCGGCGCCTCTGCTCTAAACAAACTTCCAGCTTGACCTAGATTAGATGAGATTTCTTGTGTAACTTCCGCTCCGCGCCAGGACGTAAGTTTGAATCGAAGGCGCAACTTGCGCTCGCCGTCTGGCGTAATGATTGTTGATGCACGGATGTCAAGATCTTCAATATCTGTACTGTCGACAGCCGCTGATACTCCGCGTTCTTTGTACTGATCTGGGCGATCTACAACAGTAGAGACAGCCTCCATTAGAGAAGGAATGCCAGTAAGTCCAGATGAAGATATAGGCTTTGGATCTTTAATGACAACAGGAGGTCTACCTGCAGGTGTGACTTCTGAATTAGATTTCCCGTGCAGCTTTATCTTGTCACTTGTCACGAGTCTTGCGCCTTCACGCAGAGATAGTCTATAGTCACTTTCTTCAGTTGCGTCCATGTATTGTATGCGGTCTTTCCACTTCTTAACCTGTGGATCAGTTGAGGCGTTTAGCATCTGATCAATAAACATGTCAAGATTCATCAATGAAGGCCGTGCAAAATCCCAGTCTTCTGCAAGTTGCTTCATTTTCTTTGAATTATCAAAGTCTCCGCCGAGATACATGTCTGACGCGTTTTCTTTTATGGCTTGATCGAGAAGCGCAAAATACGCTCCGGCATTTTTATTTATCTCTTCTTGACTACGGACATCGTCTTCTTGGCGTTCAAATATCATCTCAATACCGTGACGAACAGCCGCGGCAACGTCTTGTCTAGATGTAATCCCATCTGCCATGAGCAAAAACCTAGGCCATGTTGACTGATCACCGCTTCTAAATAATGTTGGATCCCAGCCCGTCCTGATTACGGGTGTCTTGATGTCGTTGACGGTTGACTCAATATTTTGCTTGAGGATCTTTGCAGACTTTGCGCTGCTTCCGCTGGTTGTGTCCATGTCAGTGTTTATCGCAGCGAGTAGATCTTGGTATTCTTGCTCGCCTGCTGCCTTAGGAATATCAGGTACCATCGCCAGTGGATTTGCAAGATTTGCGTTTAGAAAATCAGCAACAGCTTTGAGCTCAGGTGAGTCATACATGTTGTTGATCTGCTCTTCTGTAAATCCTTTATTGAACCAACTTGTCTGAGGACTAATTCCAAATATCGGATACCACTTGTTTGTAGGTACACTTGTCTTTCCACCCGAACCTGTGCTTGCGTAGAACGGAACACTGACGCCGTTGATGTTGACGAGCACGATCGGACGACCTGCGACGTTTGCGATTGACATCATTGTCTCATTGACAGGCATCTTTACGAGAGTCGCTGACATTCCACGGATCTGATCATGAAGAGTTGCGTGCATGTCTGAGAGGGCACTGTCAACCATCTCTGACATCACCTCTGGATCAATTGCGTTTTGCTCTGGTGCAGGTGTTTCATCACCAGTCTCGACTGTTGTGTCGGGGGTCTCTGAAACTTCTGGATTCCATGGTGGAGGTGGTGGTATATCGTCAGGAGCCTCTGTTGCCCCCTCTGGGGCTTCAGCTTTTGGGAGCGCTGAGCCGCCGTCGCCTTCTGGAGGACTAGGTGGAGGTTCAACGCCTACACCGCCTTCTCCTTCTGCTGGTGGTTCACCCTTAGGAGCTTTTGATTTCTTAGCCTTTGGATCGATCTCGCCCGCCTGCACCTTGTTCCAGATCTCCATCTGCTGTTCAAGATTCTTAGGCTTCTTCTTTTCGCTTCCCTTTTCACGTGTGATCTCGACGTATGGATCTTCATCAGGACCGATGACGGTAAGTTCACGTGTGTTGTACGCCAGACGCGCAACGTACGGACCCCAGGCACCCTTCTGCTCTGTTGGACGTGGGTCAATCTCCATGCGGACCTTGACACCGCCCCAGGTCTTTTCATACTCCTCGACGATACCTGCGTAACCAAACTTGGTACGGACACGCATGCCAGGTGTGAGGAACGTTGTGCCGTCCTTCGCGTAACCTGCTGGGCGACCCTTAGAGTCGACAGCGTCGATCGGTGGGAGAGCGGCTCCTGTTGGACGCCAGTATGCCGAACCGTCAATGTAACGTTTTACTGCCTTGACCATGTCCTTGAATGACTCCATGTCAACGTATCTCTCGCTGAAGATGTCATATGTTGGTAGTGAGTCAATGATCGCGTTCAGTCGTGCGAGTGCTTGATCGTCTGTCATTGTTCCGTTTGCAAGAGCCTCGCGGATCTGTCGGACCTCTTCAGCAGCCTTCTTGATCTTGTTGCGGTCAGTTGCCATGAGTACCGAGTCTTCGCCCGTTACTTCGTCACGTGATTTCTCAACATCATCAAATGCGTTCTGCAGGTCAGCTGCTTTTTCGGAGTCATCCTTGTAGCGGAGCACCTGCGACATATCAACGTTATTGTTGGTTGTCTCGAGCTGCTCTGGAGCAACATCATCTGGTGCCTGCTGTTCGCCCGTAGGTACTACACCTAGCGGTGCAGGTACATCGTCTGGACGCCACTCTGGATCAAGCTTAGGTTGCTCAGCGGGTGTCTCTTTAGGAGTAAGTTTACTAATGCGGATCGCATCTGCGGCATCTGCCGCCTGAAGCATCAGACTCTGGAGGTCCCCAGCGCCTACCTCTGCGTAAGGTTCAAGAAGCTCGGCAGCATCGCGGAATCGCTCTTCAGCGTCGACGTACTGTTCACCTTCATAGGCGTAGAGCGCGTCTTTAACGGCTTGACGGAACTTCTTGATATTCTTCTCATCTTTTGAACTGCGATCTGAGTAGTCTTCAAGAGTATCGTCAGCATCTTTAACCGCCTGCTTTACAGACTTGATGATGCGCTCGTTGTCATCTCCACCATCGGAAGGTGTAGGTGTTGGTGCTGGTGGCTCTTCAACTCCACCGCCGCCTTCACCTTCTGTTGAAGGTACAGGCACTTCGGGAGCATTTGGCTCTTCAACAGGTGCAGGCTCTGCTGGTTGCTTGACAAAGCTATCGATCCAGCTAAGAGCACCGCGTCCTAGTTGCTTCTTAGCACGTGTAACTGCAACGTATGCAATCCTGAACTCTACTGGATCTGGCATCTCAACTTCGCCAGTTGCCTTATTGACACGAGGGCCCCAGAAGTCAGTCCAGATCAGAACCTTGTCCCACTCTAGACCCTTCGCCTGGTGGACTGTTGTGATAAATACGTCGATCGGCTTGGCATCAGCCTCGGCCGGCGCGACACCACCGTTGAGTGAGACGCTCAGTTTCTTGAGTACGTTGCTGATAGTGTCTTGGTTTGTTGTCTCAAGACGCCACTGGCCCTTTGACTTGTCCCACTTGAAACCGTTCTTTGCGATCGTTGACTTGTTCTCAAACGTGTTACCAAAGACGCCGATTCCGTTTTCGTCGATCGTGTAGTCAACGCCCTTGCCGAGTGATCCTTCAGAGCCAACGTCTGTATCGTCAATGTCGACTGACTTCAGTGCTGCGCCTGTGCTCTTGGCAAGATGCAGTTGATCAAGGAGACCACGGATTCCATCGATGCCTTCAGTCTCAACCAGCCCAACAAACAACTTAAGCTTATTGCTTGCGTTGCTGTTCTCGTCTTCGGCCTCTTTCTTGACCTCCGCCCATGTCCTAAACGGTGCAAGTTCTGGATGCATCGGCTTAGGCTTTGTGCCGGTGCCTCCGTTGAGCAAGTATTCCGCAGAGTCTGTGAGATTTACAAGATCATTCTTGTAGTTCTTTGTCACGCCGACAGTGCGTCCGCGCTGAAGCTGATCAAAGATCGCGGAGAGTCCGCCGCTATTTGTACGCACAAGAATTGCATCAGCTGTGTCATAAAGCGATTCCTCTGGAACGAGTTCGCCCGGATCTGCGTTTCCACCGATAACACGGTACGGTGACTCGAGCATGCTCAGCCACTTGTTGCCTTCATTTGCGATATTTGCACCAAAGCGCCACGACTTTGTGAGTGGGAACTCGACAGCTCCGAGTACTTTCCCGAGTTGGTTTTCTCCACCACGAAATGCGTAGATCGCCTGGTTTTCATCACCTACATAGACCTTTTGGATTGTCTGATCTGCGATGACCTTGCCTGACACAGGGTTGATGTCTTGCGCCTCGTCAAAGAAGATGAAGTCAACGGCTTGCTTAAGTCCCGAGCCAATCTCGCCAAGATCTGGATTTGACAACGCCCACATCTTTGTGATGATGGTGTTGTCCATACGCAGCTTGCCGTTTGGATCCTTGTAGTCTTCCCACATCTTGTTTACGATGTCGAGCATCCAAGGCTTAACGTCTTGTTCTGGGATATCAAAGTGCTGTGGACCAATCTCTGGATCAGCGCTGATTAGATACTTGCGCATCGCCTCCATAAAGAACTTGTGCGCTTCATACAGACCGTATCCTTGGGCACCTGGACCTTCAAACTCTGTGATGCCGAGATACTTGTCAATATCCTTGTAGTATGAAAGCTCAGGGTTCTTGTCGAGCTTCTTTACGATATCTTTAGGGGCCCAGCGTGTTGCGATCGCGTCATTGGTGATGACCTCGATGTTTGTAAGACCGGCCTTCCTAAAGCGTTCTTCAGCTTCAAGCTGCGCTGACTTGTTGAACGCGATATACACTCCGCGCTCTTGAGCAGCCTCTTTCTTCTTACGCTTTCCTGCGAGAAGAAGTGTCGCTGTCTTACCGGTTCCTGCGAGTGCCTGAACAACGACGTTCTTGCCCTCCATGATCGCATCAAGAATTGCGCGCTGTTCCTCGGTTGGCTTGAATTGCTCGTCCTTATATGGATCGTTGGTATCAACGCCGTCTTGTGATGGCGTGTCAATCTCTTGCGCATCGACCATCGATGACTCATTGCTTGTACTTCCACCGGCGACGCCGTCAGGATCGATCTCACCGATCGGAAGCGGCTGTGCCTCGCGGATCATCTGTTCAACTGAAGGTACGGAGCAAGGTCCGTTTGCAGGACCAACGGCCGCTGTCAATCCAGCGCCACCGCAGTTCCAAGAAGCCGCGATCGCCTTGGCGGCGACGTACTCTGCAAGATCTGCCTCGTACTTTGCGTACGCATTCTCGTAGTCAGCGATTTCCTGCTGCTTAGCCTCAAATGCACCGTCAACATTAAGAAGTGTTGTCGGCGTTGTGTCGGGATTATTGATAGCACGCGTAAGCATTGCATCAGTAATTTCCCACGAGGCCTGAGCATCTGCATCTGCGCGGTGCCAGTCTGGCAACTTAACTTCAAGGAATTCAGCAACTGGTCCAAGACTGTTTGATGCACGACGCTTGCCGTCTTTTTCACTTACCTGACTTGCACCAAACTGTGTCTTTGAGTTCCACTTAGGAAGTGTGCCTTCAGCGAGATCTTTTGAGTCAATTGTTCCAACAATGTTGATTGACAGACCATTTGCGCTGAGAACTCGTTGAAGAATCTCAAGGTCAAACGGCGTGTACTGTCCGCCAAGAATTACCTCGTCACCTGCATGTTCTTTGACAAAATCTAAGAATTGCTGATGCGCGTCCTTCATCGAAGGCTGAGTTGTGAGCCACTCGTCTGTTACAGGCGAGCCGTCCATCTGCTTGAGGTTCTTAGCAGACCAGTCAGAAAGCTCATGCTCTGGATTCATGTATGAACTAAATTGAGCACGTACCTCTCCGTCTGCAACAAACGTTCCGCCGATCTGCACCGGCTGGTTACGTCCACCCTTTTCAGGTCCTGGTAAACCTGTTGATTCATAGTCAAAGAACATGATAGGTGTCTTGCGGATGATCGCCGCGGCCTCTTCCCAGGTCTTGGCGTCCTTGAGAAGCTCAGCCATCTTTCCGGTGAATGCACCTGGTGAAGGTTTGCGTGGCGCCTTAGGACGGTGCAGTGCTGGTTTATCTCCCTTAGGTGGAATTGTGCCACCGCGTGCAACTGGAATGATTGTTGTTTCATTCCACTCTTTACGTTGTGACTCGTGACCTGGGAAGTAACCCTGCACGCTTACCTTGTTCTTTGGCGTCATCTGATCGCGGAACACACGTTCAATTACGAATGAATCGCCTTCAGCAACGTCGCCAGGTTGCAGATCTTGCGCGGCGTAGCCGATGCTCTCTGTCAAAGGCACGCGCTCTGCAAATGGATCAACTGTTGTATCTTTAATTCCAAGCTGATCAAGTATTGACTGACGACGACGCTTGAGCATGTCCTTAAGAAGTTCATTTTCTTTAGGACTATTTACGATCGAATCAACGATCTCGTCAATGCGACTTGGCGTGATGTTGAGGAGCTTTTCTCCGCTCTTCTTGATGTCTGCCGCTGTCATACTGCCAAACACATCTGAGGCGGTTGGGTTCATTCCAGGATCGCGCATTGAGTCAAGTTCAGCAACCTCTGGGCCAAACCATTCTTTACGTGAACCACGGGCGCGCCATACAAGCACTCCACCTTGATCAACGCGAATTGGATTGCCGTCTCCGTCTGCAACAACATTGTCGTAGACCATGCCGATTACGTCGTAGTTAGACAACCACGCGTCAATCGCAAAGCCTTCATGCAACTTGCCGAGGAACTCTGGATCATTGATGTAGTCATCCATTCCAGATGTGGCGTTTGGAATCATCGGACTGATGATCTGTAGTGCACCGTCGCGTGTTCCAAGACCTACATCTGTTGCAGGAATACCAAGTTCACGATACAAGGCTGATCCAAGTGTCTCGACATCAGCGTGATCTTGCGAACGCGCTGTCTTGACGTAGTAGCGATTTCCTTCGCTGTCTTCGTAAACACCACCTTGGTTTGAGCCTGCCTGTCCGGCTACACGCTTCCAGTCTGATACATCGCCGTATTCACGAGGAGCTGTTCCTTGTGTCGGAGCCTCTGGAGCTTCGACCACTTCAGGAGCCTCTGCCTCTGTCGGTTGACCGTACGCCTTCTTGAGCGCGTCTTCTGTTGCGCGCTTAAGCGTGATGATGTACTCGTTTTGGCCAGGCTTAAGAACTGCCGGCTGTTCGCGTACACTGTCGACGATAAACTCACCGGTGCCGAGGTGCTCTTGTTCTTGGTCATACCACGAGAATCCGTTGAGACTGACAGAGTCAATCTCACCTGCGGCGACCTCAAAGACGATACGTACGTCGTTTGGATTTGTAGGCGAGAATCCCACCGCACCGATCTCGCCTGTTGTTAGGTCTGTCTCGGTGAATGGACGTGGGTCAAATGAAACAACAAAGCCAGGCGTTGTGTATTTCTTGAACAGCTCAGAGTTTGCGTTTACGCCGATTGAACGATACAGCGGAATCTCTGATACTTCCTTTGCGGCGGCGACAAGTCTAAATAGACCGGCAGCAGGCGTGTCGCTCTCAAGGTCGTCGACACCGTCGGCGATCGCCTTCTTTGAGTCAACAAGATCTTTAAAGCCACCAAAGTCTTCATAGAGCTGGTAGTACATCTCCATCGCCTTGCCGCCGTCACCACCGGTGAGTCGTTCAAGTGCGTCAAGAATTATGGCACGTGAACCAGGGTGCTGCCAGTCTTCGAGGTCGCTGTCGCCACCATCGATTGAGAGCATAAGACCCCAGTAAGACTGGAACGCCTCGCGCTCTTCAGCGCTCTCACTAAATGCCCACGGAAGATATGTATCAAGATCGCGTGCAAGTTGCGCATCTGCGTCGCCTTCTTGCGAAAGATCAAGACCGTTTATTCCACGAGAGATAAGTTCTTGTGCAAGATCTTGGATGTTTGGATTTGTCTCTTTATGCTGATTGATCAGACGGAACGCTGTTATCGCGTTCTCCGGTTTTCCAAGTTCTCCGTTGATCGCCTGTGCGGCACGTGTCTGAGCGAGTCGATCGCTGAGTGGAATCGCGGCGCTCGGTGAACCTGCAGGAGGTGTGTTGATCGTGTCAACATAGTTCAACTGATTCTTCTTAGACTTGTCAGGTGACGCGCTGTCAAAGATCCCGGCGAGCAAGAACCCAGCATCCATACCTGTCTGTTCAAGTGCCTCAAACAAAGCCTCGGCCTTGACAGGTTCATCTCCACTTTCAAACGGAAGGTTTCCATATCCGTTTGCTGGGCCTGAGTCAGATGGAAGAACAGCGTCGCGGAGTGCGCGAACAAGTTCATCCTCGGAGAACTTACCGCTCAATACCCTAGGATCGTCTGTGTAGTCAGCGCTGTCTTGGTTTGTGCGACCTTCAGGCTTATAGAACTCAAAGATATTTGGCTTGTACGCGCCTTCAGGCGTTGTGTACATCGAGTCAAAGGCCTCATCATTAAATGTGCCCATGTCTTCTGCGTCTGGTTCGCCGCCAAACAGGTTCTCGTCTACCGGCTCGTCAAGATCTCCAGCAATGTTGTCTGAGTCTGCGAGGTCACCGTTGTACCACTTACCGAAGTCTTCTTCACGTCCCTCTGGAACTGAGAAGTCAACGATCGGCCAGCCGCCGCCAGCGCCTTCTGACACAACAACATCTGCTTCGCCTTCAGGAAACTTTGCCTTGAAGTCCTTGAGCACATCATCAAGTGTTCCTTCTTCAAAAGCGACGTCAACCTCAAAGCTTGTTCCTGGGTTACCGTTCTTAAGCTCGGTGTTGTCTCCCATTGGAATGTTGTACTTTTCAGCAAACGCAACCGCGTCACCTGTTGGGAAGTCTTCAATGTTGTCTTCGCCAAACCAGTCGTTAAAGCGTTCTTCTTCGCCTGCTGGAATATCAAACTCAAACACTGGGTATCCGTTTTGTGCATCGCCTGTAAAGCGAGCTTTTCCACCTGGGATGTCTTCTTCGAACTCTGAAATGATATCTTCGTTGCTACGACCTTCAGGAAGAACTGCAAGACGACGTGTAGTTGTTGCTGCTGGTTTTTCTTCAAAGTTATTGTTGATTCTGTCGAAGGAAAGCTTGTCCTTTGACTGCTGTAGACGATCCAAGTTTGACTTTGCGCGCTTGTGAAGTTTGCCGTCTGGACTATCAGGTCCGTTAAGCACGTTCTTCATTGTCTCGATCTTGCGGTTGAGATCAGCTATCTGCCTGTCAAACTCAGATACTTTTTCTTCATATGCAGGAGTTGCTGCGGTTGGTGTTGGCCATGCAGCGTCGACGAGACGATCAAGTTCGTCCTGCGGCATGTTGACGATGTCGTCAACCTTGACGTTTGTGTCAGCCGCAGGCTTGTTCATCTTGTCAATCGTGAACGTGCGGTCTTCGCCGTCGGTCTTGCTGAAACCTTTAAGCTGCTTCTTGCCGGCCTTGTTCTCGACGATCTCTTCAGGCGTAACCACGCGAAGCTTATCGTTGAAGTCAAACGCAACGTCTTTCTTTTCTTCAATTGACTTCTCAATGATTGCTGGAAGATTTGCAGTTGGTGTATCACGCAGGTCGTTTGCCGCGTCTACGAGACGTTGGATCTCGGGTGAGATCTCTGGTGGTTCAGCAAACAGTGTTGGTTGACCAGGCTTTGTCTTCTCCATTTTTGCTGGTCCTGCTGGAGCAGCAGATGGACGTGAAGGCGCGCCAGCGCGCTCATCAGAGTCAGGAATTGGCCGACTATCTTCTGCGGACTGTAGACCTTTTTCTTCCCGCGCTGCAAGAAGATCTTGCATCAACTCTGGATACTCATCAAAGTCTGGAGTTGGACCGACGTAGGTCCACTCATAACTTGTTGTTGGAATACCTACAGGTTTCTGTTCCCAGTTACCTGGATCATCAAGCCGTTCTTGGAATTTTTCTCGCTCTCTTTGCAGTTTTTCTTGACGCGTTGCTTTTGGTTCACGCTTGCCGTTCTTTATCGCAATGGCCTCTGCGTTTGGCATGTCAGCCTTGACTGCCTCAGCCGCCTCGGCGAGTGTGTCGGTAGTTGCAATCTGCTTGTTGTTACCTTCGCCTAACCAGATGCCTTTACGCCATACCTCAAACTTGCTCTTTCCATCTTTTTGTACAGCCTCGGTGATGCTGTGATCTTCGCCGTACTCGTCTGCCGGTGGAATGTGCGTCCATGCGTTTGCCTCTCCGCCATACATGCCGGCGATACGGATATCCCAGCCTTCTGCGGTTGTGCCTTGCGGAACATCTGCCATCGGCTTGTCCAGGCTCGGGTCAATAATCCGTTTTCCGTCAGGTCCAAGCTTGTAAATCTCGGGCAGAGGCTCGTACTTGGGTGGTTCAAGTGGAATCAGTTCCCCGTCAGGTCCAAGCTTGAAATTCTCGTCGGGCCCGCTCCAGATCTGGTCAGGTCGCAATTCTTTGTCGTCGGGGATGTTAGGCAAGTTCTCCCACGGCAGATCATCCCACGCTTCTGCTGGGATACCATCTGGGGGCTCAGGCCACTTGGTGCGACTGGAAGGCTTAGGAGCAACGATCTTGTCCCACGCAAAGTTCTTGCTGGTGCCGTCTGAGTCCTTGGCCTTTAGGTTCGTGCGACCTGTCTGTCCGTTCTGCCAGACGCCTTCTGGAGTAACAACGCGGTCCTTGTCGCTATACATGAAGTGGAGCTTTTGGTCGTTATCAATAGCATCTTGAACAAACTTCTTGATGTCAGCGATCTTGTTGACTTCTTTTGGATTGAGGTCAATGACATTTTCTGCGGCGCTTGGTTGTACCTCATCTCGCTTAACGTCCCATCCGGCCGGAGCTTCAGGAGTGCTTACACCTGTAACCTTGTCAGCGGTAAATGTGCGACCTTCACCGTCTGTCTCACTGAAACCGACGATGTTTGTCTTACCTGTCTTAGGACTTGTATAGATACGTTCTGGTCTAAACGTACGATCTTTTCCACCGTAGCCAAACTTGACAGGATACTGACCGTCGATCGCCTTCTGCATCTGATCAACAACCTCTTCAGGCGTGCTGTCAGGTTTGATAAACTGTGGTGCCTTGCCGCGGTCGGCCTCTGGCATCGTGATGATCTTTGCCTTTTCTTTCTTCGCCTCTTTCTTAGGTGAAGGAGCATCCATCTTTGAGATGGTAAACGTGCGCTCTTCGCCGATCGCATGATCAAATCCAACGAAGTTTGTTTCACCGGTCTTCTTGTTGGTATATGTATTGCCGCTTGGTTGAACCTCGCGATCTTTTCCGTTATACTTAAATCGAAGAACGTCGCCGTTACGGTACGCTTGCATGACTGCGCCGATCTTTGACATTGACGTGTCACCTGCAAAGTCAACCAGATTGCCCGATGGAGTGGCGTAGCTAGGTATGTCGACCATCGCTTTTCCGCCGCCGCGCTCTTCTCCAGTCAGTCTAAATCCATCTTTTTCGGCGTCATAGACCTCGTCTTCGGTGAACCAATATGCGCCGACATTTTTTGACGCCATCTTGTATTCTTTTACACCGGTGTCCATCAGCTGTTTGTACGTAAGACCCTTAACGGCATTCTTCATCTTTTCAACATCAAGAAGAACACGATCTGTCGGGACACCCATTGACTCGAGCTGTGCCGAGTCCATGATGTAGTCCGTTGCGTTATAGTCACCGTCTGTCGCCTTGTCGAGCGCGTTGCGAAGATTTGACTCTGAACCTGTAAGCTTTACAGATCCGTCGTCTTGAAGTTTGATGTCAACACCAGGTGCAAACTCCTGCTTCCACGCATCAAGACCTTCTTGAGTTACAGGCTCTCCGTCTGTCTTCCAGTCAACACTGACAGACTTAACGTCTGCCTTTTCAAGCTGCGATGCTGGCTTTTCAAGTTGCGCTTTTTCTTCAGCTGCGCGCTTGTTTTCTTCATCAGCCATTCGCTGAACAGCAGGAGGCACTGGACCAGGGCGGTCGCCAGGTCCTGTTGTCTCACCCGCCGGCTTAAACTTATCTTCGCCGATGTCTTCTTGAACAACGTCAACACCCCAGCCACCTTGGCTGAGCAACTTCTGACCTTGCTTGCTGTTGAGAAACTTTTCATACTGATCTTGGTCGGTAAGTGCTGTAAGCTCAACAGAGTCCCAACCGTCCGCCATGCCGATCTTTTGGTTTCCAACCGCACGGAATACTGACGCCTTGCGTGCGCCGGTGATCTCTTGCTGGCCGTCTTTGTTTATTGGGATCTCAACACGGTAACCGTCAGCGCTCATAAACGCGACGTGGTTAGGCTGTGATGCCTGTGTAGGTGTCCAGCCTGTCGGTGCGTCAAGCTTTCGCATTGACGAGAAGTTGACAGCGTACTTTTGATCTTCGCGAGAGACAGCTACTTCTGGGGTGTCCTTTAGATACGACTTCTTAATGATCGCCTTTGCGGACTGACCTTTCTTAGCTGGTACAGCGTAGACTCCGTTTGGGATATTTTTATCGTCTTTGATCTCGACTTCAATGTCATCAACACCTGACATGCCGACAACTTTTCCACTTACGTAGCTGTGTTTGCCAGACTTGAAGATGTTGAATTTCCAGCCACCACCCATGAACGCAAAACGGCCAAAGCGGTCACGGCGTTGCATACGTGCACGGGCAGAACGCGCCGCACGTGAGTTACCGCCAAGACCAAAGCCAAGTACGGCGATGATCGGTTCAAGATCAACAGCGGCTGTGATCGGGACAACACCAGGTCCCAATGCCGCGATACGTGCAAACGCGTGCTTGCGCTCAAATGAACCGTGTTCGTACGAGTGAGCAGACGCGACAAGTGCGCGGATGTCGTCGTCGATGATGAGGTCATCGGCCGCGATCCAACGTGCACGTGCGTGGCGCAACGCCGACGCGGTCATCGCGTGCGCGCGTGTCGAGAGCGGGTGACCTACCGAAAGAAGGTCAGAGTTTTCAAGAGAAGAGGTTGACACCTTGTTCTTTGAAGAAAGCGCGATAAAGCCAGACACGGCGCGTAACGCAGAGAACGCACGTGTTGAGTTGCTGCCGTATACTTCCTTGCGGATCTCACGGTTTGCAACCTCGATCGCCGAAGCGAGCGTTACCTGACGTTCTGGTTGAATTGACTTGTTTGCAGTATCAAGCATCGTGATGATGCTTGAGCGAAGACGAAGTAGTTCAGCCGTACTGAGCTGTGTGCGCTTTTTCTTGTTTGACATATCTAGCTTTCGATGTTAGGTAGCAAGTCGGAATCTTGGCTGTCATATGTCATTATGGCAAGTTCGCGCGCACGATCAAATCCGTGCTCGTTGTTGTCAACTCCACGCTTCCACGCTGCGCGTAGTGCGGGGATGATCTCGTAACCGAGACCGCTGTATTCTGCAAATGCTGTTATTGCGTGTTCAGGAGATTCGTATTCGTGTGAATCTCCGAGCGTGATGATCAACTCTGTGGCCGCCTGTGCAGCCGCTGTGAGAACTGACTCTGATGCGTTTGACGCTGTTGACTTTGGGTGACCTTCAGGTAACAAGTCATTGTCTTGCTTGTAGTTTGGATTCGCCGGTGTACCTGACTTGAGTAGACGAAGATATGCGTTTACGCGCGCCATCGCCCACTGATCACGGGTCTTACCTGGGCGATGTGAGCTCGAGTACGCACCAGCGCCGCGGCGATACACCGCCTTTAACTGTGCAAGTGTTGCTTTGCGGCCGGCCTTTGCATCTACGTTGTGCTCTTTGACCTTGTTCATCAACGCTGTCTCAGTCTTGGCTGAAAACGTAATGTTGCGTCCACCTGATGCAGATCCTTTTGGATTCTTTTTTGATCCCGTGATTCTGTCTTTTTTAGGCGCAGGCTTTGAGGCCGCGGCTAAGAATACAGAATCATCTTCGGTGGCGTAGTCTTCAGCGCCGTCTTCATAGACGTATACCTCAACCTGCTCTTGCTCTGGCGTTGCGACCAACTTTCCGCCGGTCTGCATTCCGGTGATTGCGCGCAGTTGCCATCCCCATTTTTTATGTGCAGCGTCTCGCTCTGCGAGAAGATCTGCAATGCCCTGCTCGTTTGCATCTGATGCGAGCTTAAATGACTCAAGAATACATTCATTTAGAATGTTGTTTGCCTGGAGAAGATCTGCGCTCATCAGCACTGGATCGTCAATGCGGTCGTTGTCCATGCTTTCGATCTTTGAGAACGCAGACATGGCTGACAACGTTGCTGGTGAGTCAAACCCAAGCTTAAGAATACTTTCAGCGATCGGATCAATTGCACCTTGCGCATCTGCGTAGATGTCACCAAACAGATCATGAAACTCGGAGAAGTCCGGCCCTTTAACATTCCAATGAAACCCGATCGCCTTTGTGTAAAAAGCAAATGTCGTACCGAGACAGTGACCGAGACTCATTGCGAGGTTTGCCTTCATCTCGTGTGAATGCTGTGGGTTGTTCATGATCATTGTTTTCTCTTTTGCTATTGAACCGGTGTGATTGCTGTTGGCTGCATCGCCTCAGCAGGTGACTCTGCTGGTGCTGCTGGTGTCTCTATCGGCGCTGGTACTTCTTCAACAGGTGCGGGTGTCTCAACCGGTGGCGGAGTTCCCTGCAGCATCTGCTGTACCTCAGGCGGAATCGGCGCAATGCTTGACGCCTGCTGTGCACCCTTTGTCGCCTCCATCACCTCGGGCGCAACCGCGGCGATCATCGCCTCCGTAAGCTCTGGAGTGATCGCACCCTTTTCAATGAGCAGGCGTAGCGCAAGTTCATTTGGTGTAGGTGCATCAGCCTCGCTGAATCCGTGCGCACGACGCCATGTATCAAACGACACCGCCATGCGATCAAATCCACTGTCAGCGTCGAGTGCGCGGTCGTTGCGTGTTGCAACCTGTGATGGGTCGTACCAGATCGTGAGGCGATTAACCTCTGCCTCGTCAAATCCGTTTGCGAGCAGATATGGACGCAGATACACAACGGTGAGCGCGTCTGCAATGAGAAGCATCAACGGCTCGATGTGTGCCTTGTACAGTGACTCGTCGATCTGCAGAGCGTTTGAGTACTTGACGTTTGCAAGACCTGTGACGACGTCCTTTGGAACATCAAGACCTTGCAAGATACGCTCGAGAACACGATCAGCACGCTGTGCGAGTGCGGGGTCAAACGAACGTTCAAACTTAAACTGCTTGATCTTGTCGCCAAGTTCAGCAGGTCCACGGATGATCAACGGAACAACCGCAGATGCGGAGTCCTCGTCACGAATTGGCGTTGTCATCGCATCGATGAGTTGATCTTCAAATGCGTCCATCGCCTCTTCAGGGTTATACTCAGGATTGATGTCACCCATCTCGTCGAACGGATAGTCCGCGTCAGGACCGGCGGCGACACTGAGACCGTCAGGAAGATAGAGCGCGCCTGCGTTTAAGCGCGAGCGTGCGGTTGCACGGAACGTGCGGTTCAACAGCAGAAGTTCTGCGCAGAGATCGAGCAGACCGCGTAGTGACGAATCAGCCTCTTCAGAGAAGCGAGGATGCGCGCGCCAGATGCGACCGATAAACGCGTTCTGTGGAAGAGCGACGACACCCTTGTTGTTTTGACTGGCGATGCTGTTGCCACCCATCAAGATGTCGCGACGACCGACGATTCCGTAGTTGTTCTTCGAGTCAACCTGAACCTCATCTGTTGAGCGGATGTCCCATGACTCTGGAACGCCTGTGCCCTTGCGCTCTGGCATCTGCACGAGGTAGCATTCGCCGGCGACGGCGATGTTCAACGCGGCGTCTCGGAGAAGTCCAGCCTGTCCGCCGTATGCGGAGTCTAGTCGTGCGAGAGCTCGCTCTGCGGCCGACGCAAGTCGTCCGCTGACAAGACTCGACGATCGAACCGATACAGGTGTTTCTGCCGGGTTCTCGACGACAGCAGCATACAGACGTATACGACTAACAACGGAAGCAACCAGATTAAATGCATACTTGATCTCTCCAATCGCATCGTAGTATTCCCAAGCCTCGGCCTGCCACGCACTGGACGAAGCCGAACGGCGATGACGGAACTGTTCCGCCTCATCTTTATTTTCAACCCTGACCTGGGCGGCCGCCGCTGTAAGTGCTCTTGGAGTTCCCCAGATCGCTGATTCCGCGTACGAAAAGCCAGAAGGTAGCACGCCTGCAGGACGGACAACGCGCTTGACATTGCCTACATCACGACGAAAAACTGCCACTTCTTCTCCTGTTCGTTTGCGACGGAATTGACAAAAACCCTAGTCAATGCGGTACATTATGCCAACAATCGCCGACACAGCGAGTGCGCTGCAGACGATGACTGTTGCTTCGCTGACTATTGTATACATAAATATAGCCGTTGATGCGACCCAAACTCCACTACACCACTCGCAGGTGATCCAATATCCGAGTCGCTCTTTTTCAGGTGGTGACACGCGCCAGATCCTCTCACGAAGACCGTTGAATATCGTGTCGTGCGTGATCATGCGCGTGACGCGATATGCGGCGAGAGCGATGATGATGAGGTGGTACGGGGTCGGGATCATTCGATCGGGTCCTTGGTTGAGTTCATCGTACGGTACGGGTTCCAGGCGCGAAGTCGTGAGCCACAGCCGCAGTTGTTGTCCTTCTCGAAGAGGATGATCTTGTTCGTCTCGGTCGTGATCCGGCTCACCTTCTTTCCGCGGCGGTCAAGTACCTTCGACTCTGGCAGATATCTTTCGCGGAAGATCAGGACAGGTCCGGTGCTGCTGTCGGCGCCGATCAAGATCGTGTTCTCCGTGAGGATGATGCGCACCGCCTCGACCCTCCGTGAGTGCTGGACGTGCGGCGCGTCGGCGTACCCAAACGTGTCGGGTGAGTTGTTGAAGTAGGTTAGATCTACTCCGTCGGGCAGAACCACCGCCCGTGCGGGAAAGAGGTCAAAGATCACGTTCATTACTTACCTACTCCCAGTCGACGGGCCATCGCCCGATATGTAACGCCGGCGGTTGCGGCGAGTTCTTGAACAGAGACACCGTCTCTATATAGGACTATACACAGGCCCGTGAGCTCTGTGTTTGCGACGGCGTACGCTCCGTTTGGGTTTGCCCGTGCGCGGTAGCGACGTGCGAGAGGTGCGAGACGTCTAAGTGTGCGGGCGTCGTCTTTTGAGATCTTGGGGGACTCTTCCGTATAGAAACGTCGTGCGCGTCGGTGACGGCGCGGTGGAGCGGAAGGGTTCTTTTTTTCCGCGGCGGTTAGCGATGAAGAAGGAGAAGGAGAGGGAGGAGACGAAACGATTGGGAGGGGGGATTTGGTTGGGGTTGTTGCGAGTAGGCGGATCGACGAGCGTTGCTTCGGCGGCGTCCACGCGTCCGCGATCGACGCCAGCGTCCAGCCCGCCTCGCGGAGCGCCTGCACACGGGCACGAAGGACGTCACCCGAACACCTAACCAAAACCTCAACCTCTTCACTGGGCAGCTTCATGTTCGTCATCGTATCACTCGTACATAGGGACGGCGGAACATTTGTGTACGAAAGATACATTAACGTTCAAAGACTTCTAGGAAATGTACAGAAAGGACGAATAGTACATTATGGTTAGTGGGTTTGGCATCTTAGAAGCCAGACGTTGTTTTTTAAGCAGTTTATAAACGTCTCGAAGAAAAAATTAGACAAAAAAATATTTTGCGAGAATTTTGAGAAATTAGACAGTGGCCATGGCCATTGCCATTATTTTTTATTTTTTTGAAGGCCACTTGATATGTAACATCAATTGTTGTCGACAGTTCACTTAAAGCTATACATATGAGTACAAAAATAGAGATAAAACATGACAGATAAGACGATGACAGACATATGTTGATATGACAGGTGGGTCATGACAAAGTTACACATGTATTGGGCGAGTCGATAGTAGATATGTGTATGTACATGAGACAATGTCGCTGAAGTTTCTGTTGAGGTTTGTATGTATATGAGACGACGTTGTTACATATATAAAAGTGCCAGGCGACAAGAATACATATAAGTATATGAAAGTTCCTGGGAAAACCATGGCCATTGCTTTTTATATGTATAGCTATATGCCAGGGTGTTTACCAAGGGCATGTATATTTGTGTGATTTTGCCAGTAAATATGGTCAATGGCAGATAAAAAAATAGGTAACGCGATGATATTTATTGATGACTAGATAATCGTTAGCCGCATATGAATTATTAGCCGCATATAGACTGTTACCGCATATAAAAGTCCCTACCGCATAGGTACTCCTAGATACCTATGGGTAGGGAACGATTAGATACTTGCCAAAGGCCCTTACCGCATGTATATGCTAAGAGCGTAGAGGCTTTGTATTGACCGCGTTATATTTACCGCGCTTGTTATTCTCCAGCAACCGTAACGTTTGCGTCACCCGCAAAGATTGCAGAGAGGGTTGCCGCATTCATCAGGCCATCACCCTCAAGATTGTTTGCCGCTTGAAACGAGGCGACAGCTGACTTGGTGAGGTCACCGTACCAGCCATCCTTATCGCTATACGCATCCGTATATCCAAGCTCATTGAGTCGGCGCTGTACATGGTGAACTGTCAATGACTTCTTTGCGTACATGTTCTTGTATACGCATTTGTCAAGATAGACAGTATCAGTATCCGCGCTACCAATCACATGCCGCGTTGGCGCTGGTTGTGCGAAGACCTCGAGTACTGGTTCTGGAAGTTCTTGAGATTGGACCTCAACTACCGCAGGCTGTGGTACTTCTACCACCTCTGCCGCAGGTGCAGTCTCTGTTACTTGTTCCTGTACTGGCTCTGTGAATTCATCACTCATTATTTGTACCTATCCTTTGAAGAGAGTGTCGACGTTATCGACCTGGTGTGAATATTCTTGCACCTTTTCCTGATCCACCATTTCCCCCACGCCACGCTGGAAGACGCCTACCTGCGTGTGATTTTGCTGTGATTGTCCCTCCAACAAAACCAGGTGGTGGCTTGATGAGTAGCGCCGTAAGTGCATGAACAAGTGCATCGACTCTGTCAGGCGACTTGCCTTCGCCAGGTATCCATGCGCACATCTGAGATTCAAGATCAGCAAGATAGTTCACATGATGTACGCGATCCTGCTCATACGCAAGCGTTACAGGTTCAGCGCGTAGCGCCTTACCGTATTTGGAGTGTACCTCAAGAACCTTTACAGATGGATCAATCGCTTGAATTGCGTTGGTTACGAGTGCGCCACCTTGGTTGACTTCAGCAACAACAGGACATGAATACTTGCGCGCCATTGCAACAACCGCATTTGCCCAAACCTCAGGCGAACCATGAACGGTCGCGTCCTCAAGAATCCAAGCCTGACGTTTATACAGGTCACGATCGCCTGTCGATGCGCAGACAACAATGCCGCATTCGTCCCTGGGATTCTCAGCGACTGACGGGTCAACGCCCACGACGCGAAGTTGCGCGCCACCAGGGAATACGTTTTGTCGACTACGTTCGATCAACTCAATCGTCCAGAGTGCGCCTTCAACGTCTGAGAGCATCTCACCATAAAGTTCTTGTGCAGCCAACCGCGTACCTGCGTACACACCTGTGATCGCCTCAAGGTATGTGCTTGAGAGGTTACCCGCATTGTCAAGTGTTGAACCGCGTGATATCACAACGCGTCCTGTACGTTGCGCCTCGTTAAGCAGGTTATACAAAACAGGTACGCGCTTAGGTGTCGTGGTCGCGATGATCTGTGGTGCTGATCCAAGTCGGGTACCTACGCGTAGGTTGTCCCACGAGGTCATACCTGCCGCGTCAGGTGATTGACGCCACGCCGCGATCTCGTCTGCCCACGCGTAATGGAATTGAGGACCGCGTAATCCATCAGGTTCGTCAGCGGTAAAGCATGTTGCCGTATTGCCATTCGGCCAGGTTAGTCGACGCTTTGACGGTTCGTACAGAGGACGTTCGCTTGGTGGTGATACAGAGATGATTCCTGATTCACCCTCAACGATAACGTCGCGTACGTCAGCCGCTGTACGTGCGACCAGCGCAAAACGGAGTTGACCCATGTTTGTGACCTTCGCCTTGTCGCGCACCCACTCAGCAGCTGATCGAGTTTTACCAGCACCGCGTCCTGCGAGGAATAACCAGATCGCCCAGTCATCTCCAGGCGGAGGTATTTGCTCAGGTCGGGCCCATGACTTCCAGTCCCAAACCAATTGCTCCATGTCGATGCCATCGAGGATTGCGCGACGTTCTGCATCAGACAGAAGTGCGATCTGCTCCATGACACTTTTACCCATGACTAGATACTACACCGCGTAGTTATTCTTTAACCGCGAGCCACGCGTTATTGCGTGAGTAATCAGGTAGTGCAGGTGCGAGGAAGCACGCAAGCACATCGTCACTATAGAAACTACGAAGCCGCGTGTATATATCCATGATCGCGTCAGTCTTGTCACTGCTGAATGTCTCGCGAATACCGCGCTTGATCTCAGGGTACGAACCAAAGGTACCGTATCGATCGATCACGCTGAATCCATTCTTCTCAAGCTTGTCCTGCAACTCGGTGATTGTGTATTCGCGGATGTGATTATTTGCAGCGCGTCCATTGAACACCGGCGTTGAGATCATCAGGCGACCACCAGGTGCGAGCAGCGCGTGTATACCGCGTAGGTATTCATCACCGTGAGACTCTGTCATGTGTTCGATCACCTCGAATGAGACAGCCATATCAAATGTTGCACCGTACTCTTCAAGAAGTTCAGGCCATTGCGTTACGAAGTTGAACCGCTCCTTCAGCACAAACCTCTGCTCTGTCTTTGTGCCTGTCTTGCGTCGCGCGATCGAAGGTATCGTGTTCAGGTCAACTCCAACGTAGAAGTCTGGTCTGCCATCGGCTCCGCGTGGACGATTGAGTGCATGATACAGAGGCGCATCAGCACCGCAACCAGCCTCAATTACGCGATGTGCCGCGGTGTCACCTTGGTTTATGTATCGTGAGGCCCAACCCCAACGGAAGACATGCGCAAGGTAGTCACGATGTATCCGCAATGCAAATGAGGAACTCTTAAGGGCGGTGGTGTCAAACTCTCTCTGGTCATCAGTCATTGCCCTAATATACCGTGCTTGCGTTGGAGATGGCGAAACTTGGTTCTAGAGAAAATATAATTAGTTTGTACATCCAAACATGAAAGGACGAATCATGGCAACAAAGAAAAAGCATACGAAGAATCTCGAGGCGATTCAAGCACGAATCTCAGTGCTCTCGTACGAGATCGCAGTCCGCAAGGAAGAATTGGCGGAACTCGCAAATCACGTGAGCGACTTCGAACTCTCAGTAAGTATGAGCCTCCGCAGCCTCAGTGATGAGTTTGGTATCAAGCCTACCGGCTGGACTATCTAACCTAACAAGATCGTCAGTAAATTGGCGGGGCGAAAGCCTCGCCTTTTTGCTGTGTATCGATCCGCGTCAGCGTGAGAATTTTTTACGGCACTCCGGTCCGAGTTGGAGTTCACGCGATTTCTGATCTGTGAGCTCTGCGCCACATGACCCGCAACAGGAGTGATGCACCCCAAAGATCTTGGCGTATTTGTATGGGTCACGTTCGATGATCGACACGAGGGCCTTGACTGTGGCAGGTGAAAGCTTTGACCGCGTGAACCCACCCACGGACCCATGTAACTGACGCATGTATAGCGTCCCCATGTATTGCCGCACCTCGAGAAACATCAGGTCACCACTGAACTCTTTATCCGCGTCTGTCAGTTCGATCTCATCAACCGGAACGGCGTACTTCGACTTTGGGATGTGGTAGAGCGAGACCTGTAGTGACGGTGACGGCTCACGGGACTTGCGTAGTCGGGGCAACATCAGTGCCGCGTGGATCTCACGCGAGGCGCGTTCCTTGTCGAGTATGCCTGCGTCGATCGAGGCGAGCAGATCGGCCGCGTGCGCCTCATCCATCTCTCTCGTGTTGATCAGGTCTGTTAGGTATGAGACCTGTCGTTCTGTCGCCGGTATCAGTGTTGATGTCATGCTTCTGCTCCCTAGGACCTTCTCATTTACTTTGATGCTTGTTTATCCGCGTTTACTATTTGCGATGCACTCGACGCATCTGGATGCTTATGGCTTGCTGCTCAGCCAGATCTGTTGACCTGGATATATCTGTGTCGTTCCATACTCAATGACCAGGTCATCAACCGCGTTACCTATGTTGCCAGTGCAATGTGCGGAGGCGATCTGATACAGGTTCTGTCCCTCTTGAATAATCACCGGCGCAGGGTCGCATGTGTACTCGTTCCATAGGTTTTCAAGGTGGTTCCAGTATGAGAAACCAGCAACCGCGATCAATGATATGAGCGCGATATAGATCTTGTCTGTGCGGGATACTTTCTTCATGTCGTGTCCTTTGTCGTTGTCCTGTTTAGATCTTACATTCATTGGTTATCTCTCCCAACGTTCGGGTGTGACATGGTCCCACGTACCATCCGCGAATCTGAATCCGCAGGTGCAGTCGTATACTCCAGGATTTACCGGCTTTGCACATGCCCAACATGAGACCGACCGCAACCTCGATTGAGAGTGCGGACGGTAGCTCATGTCGTGCTTCTTCATGGCGTGGATCATGTGTTCAGTGATCGAGGGAAATGTCTTCCCGCAGATCATGCACTCATGTTTGCCTGCCATCGTTATCGAGTAGCGCTGTACTTCTTGTAGCGCGCGTCTGCCCACTGACGATACTCATCGTCCGCAATCTCGTTCATTACAGTCCACACCTGGCTTGCCGCGTGGTGGAATTCCCATCCGCGTGAATCGGTGAGGCGATCCTTGAAGTTGCCGTAATCGATCATTTCGATCTGGGCAGTCATGAACTCCTTGACCTGCTCTGGGGTTGCGTATACGCGGTACTGATAGTCACGTGTTGGGGTGAACTCAATTTCTGAGTTTGTCATCTCCGCGATAACGATCAGTGATTGGCGATCTCGGGCGCGAACCGCGAGGTGCCCTGGCTTGACCCTGTTATCTACTACGCTTAAAAAACCATCTTGTGAGAATACCCACATGTTTGACTCCTTGTCATTTTGTCATTGTGCGAATCTCCGTTTGTTTACTTACTTACTTACTTACTTACTTACTCGCCGAGGGTTACTCCTTCAGGCAGATCCGCGATCGAAACTGGTTCGACCGTGGAGTTACCGTACTCCGAGTTCATCGAAGATACGTACATGTGACGCTGCTTCGGTGTCACGTAGGCCACGATCTCGTTGCCTTCCGCGTCGACAGTCGTTACTTTGTATGCTTCTGCTTGTTCCATTGGGGGTTACCTTTCCTGCCTGAGTAACTATACATTCTTTAGAATGGATGTTTCCCTTATCTATTAAGGGACAATATTGCCAGTATAAGGCCAAATACCCCGAAACCAGCAACTGGAACTATATCACCCACGAACACCGCGGTGGCTAGAGCACAGATGCCCATGACCACCGCGACGACCGTAATCCATACCAGGCTCCGTAATTGGGAGACCCAGTTTGGCATCAGACCTGGGCCTTCTGCTTATCTGGTCGGGTACGACCCTTGAGTCGATCGGAGGCGTTTCGGATCGGGGTTCCGTTTGCCTTCAAGATCGTTCGGATCTTGTTGTACGTCACGCCATTCGCCGCGGCCACCTCGGCCACTGTGAGACCTGACTGATACTGGTCCGCAATTGTTTGCGCATTCAGTTCGATTGACACGATACTGCTCCTTCGTTTCGTAGTTTGTTTTTCTGTTTCTTCCATCACCGCAACATCCAGCGCGAGCGCTGCCTGTGACAGTGCGATCCGCGATGCCTCGATCAGCAGCGCAGCTTCGTTGAGCAACTGGTCGTTACTCACGATCTTGTTTCTCCTCTGTCAGTGCGTCCAGCTGCTTTCGCAAGCGCATGTTCTCCGCAAACAGTTCGTCGTTTCTCCGACGCAGATAGTCGATTGTCCATTCTTTTTCAATCTCCGTATTTGTCATTTCCATCTACTTTTACTATACCACCCTCGGTGGCAGATCGCGTGATCTACTTACTTTTTCTTTTCCTTCGGCTGAACGACCCCAAGTAACGGAGTCGGATCCTTTCGCTTACCGCGTTCGGTGTACAGGTTGGCGACAACCAGCGCGAGCACCATAACCACCGCAACGATGACGATGGTCACTTTGTTTGCTCCATCGCGATCACCGCTGTCGAATGCGCCTTGGGGTTTGTGCAGATCGGAGGCTCCGACGGACGTACGAACAGCGTGACCTTGTTGTCACATTTCGGACACTTCCAGATGCTCTTTGATTTTCCCTTAGGCTCTTGCTCTTCCATGCTGACTCCTTGACTTACCGCGCTGTTGGTCAATACTATACTCACACCTTCACCGCAAACTGTGTCATCTTCTCCCGACGCTTCTCCCGACGTCGGAGATTTTTACGTTCGTTGGCAGTCATGCCGCCCCATACACCGAACTCATTATTGTCCATCGCGTAGGTCAAGCACTGGTCGACAACCGGACAGGTTGCGCATACGGCCTTTGCCTTTCGGACAATTGTCAGGTGATCGTCCTCAAAGAACAGATGGCCCTTGCCTTTACATGCCGCGCTATCAGTCCAACGCATTGTGGTGATGTCTTGTGTCATTCTGTCTCCTTGCTATTTCGTTTTGGTTTTTACTTTGTACTGCCGCGCTGACTGCGTCAGTATATGAAACGGTGGACCGGATCCCGGATCGAGCTTACCTGCGATCTGCAGAGCCTCGCGAACGAGCTTCTGCGTCTCACCCATGTTTAGTTCTCCGATCGTGTCTCCCTGCTTTGCGTGCATCGCAGCAAGTGCGTAGTCTCCGCCGGAACCGAACGAGTAGATTCCGGTTGTGTCACGCACCCATGCATAGTCAGATCCAATTTCGTAGATCTGTCCATTCACAATTACGAGCACAACAGAGCCGTGCACCTCCTGCTCCTGCTTCTCACGACCAACGTACCCGTGCTCTTCAAAACATGTCCGCAGTGCCGGTATGAACTTGCTGGTGATGAACCGATCAAGTCGGATCCCAGTCAGATCGCCGGCAGACGGAGGTGAGAACGCGTAAGCAAGAATGTTGATTGCGCGAACATCACCGGCTGCTCCGAGCAGGTAGTTACCATTCTTCATCACCTTTGCTGATCCGCGTCCCAACGTGTACGTCCGGCCTCCATCTTCGGTGACCTTGGAGTCGAATCCAACGACGGCCCACGAGGGACCCTGCAGTGCGATGATCGTTGTCATGGTTTACCTACAGTATCAGGTAATAGATCACGCCGGTGGTCGATCCGTATCGCGGTATCGGATTATCGACCACGGCGTGAACTCGCATGGAGGCGATCAGTTGTCTTTCTTTTCCCATCCGGCCGGGTGGCGCTTTTTGGAGGCGAACATCTCGATGTCCTGCCGGCCAGTCTCGACCGTATCCATCAAGTTGATCCACCGAAGGTCGGAGTCGTCCCACTGGAGTGTACCGTAGTAATCACCCATTAGGTCGACGTGGTGCACGCGCATGTACGCGCCGGTGGCGAGTATCAGAGCCATGAAGGCCTGACTCACCGCAATCAGTGCCAGAAACACTGTCATCACTTTCTCCGCGTAATCGCGATACCGGCGATCAGGAAGGTGGCGATCGCCCACGCTACCGCGGTGATCGAGTTATATAGGTCAATATGAATTTCCATGCTGTCTCCTTGTGTAGTGAGGTGGGGGCTACTTTACCATGAAGGTCTCCCGCACCCTGTGATCTATATACTACTTTCTTTAGAAAGTAGCCCAACCCGGCTGAAACCCTTATTTCTCCGGGCCCAGCCGGCCAGCCGGCCGCGTCGGGGGGTTTGAACCCCTATCGCCCGGCGACCCGGACGATAAGGGTTTGGCGCGCCTGGGGCGCCTGGCGCACCCAGAACTGGTTGCATTTTGTTTGGCTGCCGCTGAAAACGATCAACATTCGCGATCGATCGTAGACCTCGTGTGGTTTCGTGGATGGTTTCATGTTTTGTCCCTTCGTCGTGGTTACATGATCATTTTACAATCCCAAGTTTTATCGGGCAAAAACGTGACGCCGGACGCCGGCAGGATCGCCGGACGCCGGACGTCGAACGTCGGGGTTATTTTTCGATCGTGATTTTGATTTGATCGTCGAATTCGATATTACGAAGATATTCGATATCGTTTTTATCGCAAAACGACAGGAGGATTTCGTACGCGTCGTAGACGATGAAATCGGGTTTTGTTGATGATATTGAGAATTCGCCGGATGGGACGTTGAGAGTATATGTTCGTTTCATGTTCTCATTTTACAATCCCTAGTTCTGTGTGCAGCCATAGCGGGCCTGCCGGAGCAGACCCGCGCTGACTGACGATCAGATTACTTCCAATCTGGAAGTGCGTATGGATCGCTGACTTTTTTAGCCGCGTCCAATCCGCTCAAGGTCCACTCAAACGATGCTTTGCTTTCGCGCAGAACATCGGAGAGTTCTTCAACCTCATCCCGCATCTCTGCGATCTTGCGGCTGAGTTCGTAGATACGTGCCTCAGCTGCCTTCGGGTTGTCTGCGTATTTCTGTTTCATTGCTGTCCTTTCGTTGAAGTTACGTTGCCATCTTACTTTCTCTAGATAACGATCTGAGTGAATTGTTCCCAGAGGAAGTCCATCTGTTCTTGGTTCAGTCCCCGCGTATTCCCATTGCTATCGGGGGTCCCGGTGATGACCGCGTTACCGACGATGTGGTCGGTGCCGGCTCCGAACGCTCTGTCCCACAGAATCTGCGCTGCCGGATTGTGCTCGAGACCGATCATCTTTCCTTCTTCGTGAACCCACATCGTGGTGTCATCGTCCAGGTCGATCGCCTGTACGTATCCACCGACCGCTGTCTGTAGGATCCGGAGCTGGTCACTTGAGATATCGAGGACGTTCAGATCCCCCGACATCATTATTTGCATTGCTTGCCTTTTCACTGCTTCTCCTTTGTCGCTGTGTTTACATTTTACTTTCTTTGGTTCTACTTGCCTTACGGCTTGGTCCCGTAGGACCAGCCGTAAGTTGCTTCGTAGAAGTTTTCCATCCAGGCGAGTGCGCCCTTCTTGGTGTTCTTGGGGCATCCGTACTCGTGGGCTATCTTGACCAGCGAGAACCGGGAGGCCTTCATCCCCGTGCTCACCTCGAGTCGCAGGGAGCTGATCAGCGCTGCGATCCGGTAGTGTTCGATGCCAGCCGGCGTGTCAATTACTAACATGTCGTTTCCTTTCGTCGTGGTTGATGTAGTCATTTTACTTTCTCCAGATGTTACCACCTGGTGTTCTTCGACCAGTAATGGTGGTGACGTGCCTTGCGAATTCCCCTGAGGATTCCGAACTTGCGCGCCGCGTTGATTCCGATTTTGATTGAATCGATCATTTTGATTCCCTTCGTCGTGGTGATGAGTACATTTTACTTTCTCTAGATTTGAGAAATCGATCGCGTTATGCGATCGATTCCCAGATCGATGGTTGTTGTGGTACGAGATACGCGACGTATTCGCCGGACAGGGCGTGTTGATACAGGACGTCGCGTTGTTCGGACGTGAGGAGATTGATGAGGAGATGATACGAATCGTGTTGGATAAGGACTGGATGGTGTTCGCGTGTCGTTGTCATGTAATCATTTTACAATCTCCGGTTTCGAATCACTCCTTTTCCCACCTGTGTAACTCGTCGTTTTCCGGAGCTGGACACGATACGTCGTAATCCATCCAATCCTGATACGTGAATCCGCATTCGCACGTTTCGATATTTTTCATCGTTCGCCTTTCGTCGTAGGTTATGTGATCATTATACGTTCACAGGTTTCTTGCCGCGGCTTGACGGGGATTACTCCCCGCCTTCCTCCCGCGCCCACTTCATCGATTCGATGTGACCGCGGCCGGACGCGGTGTGTTCGATCCAATATCCGAACTCGGATTCGGACAACGTTTCCTTGGCCTCGGCCAACTCCGACTCCGAACACTCCAACTCGATATATGGGGATGTTTGGAATGATGAATACTTCCATTCGATTGTTACCATCGTTTACTCCGTTCGTCGTTGATGAGACCATTTTACGATCTCCGGTTCGGAGGATCCGACTCCGACTCCGACTCCGACTCCGACTCCGACTCCGACTTGAACTGGGGAAAGTAAAATAAAAACATGGAATCAATCATGAGACACTTTGACTACATCGATCACTACGAACGACAGGTGGCGCGCGAGCGCGCAAAAAAGAAACCGCGTCTCGATATCATCGCGTCGGCGACGGAGTACATCGAACACTCGCGGAGACGGATCTCGGTTCTCAACGAGGAGTACGCAGCTCAGTTTTTCGCGAACTAGAGAAAGTAAAATGACACCATGATGAAAACACAAAATACAAATTACGAAGTAGGTGACACGATCACCTACGCAACGTGGGGCGGAGCACTCCGCACCGGTGTTGTGACCGGAAAATACGCTGACGTCAAGAATGGCCTTCCAGGCTTTGACATGACGACAGAGTCAGGGAGCACCGTGTGGGGTTACGACGATCAAATCGTCAGCTAACCGCACACACTTCTAGAGAAAGTAAAATGGACTCAACGCCGGAAGCGTACAGAGCGACCGGCCCTACCAATACCTGCCTGATTCGGCGCTGGCAGCATCAGCATTATGATGCGAACAAAATGCCGCATGTACATTTCTAGGAATTACGCCGCGCTATCCGGCCGGCGTAATTCCAAAGAAAGTATAATGATAAGGCAAGTTCAAACGACGGAAGGACAAAAACATGAATAAGAAATGGGCCCTCCTCAAAGCCAGCGATGGCGTTCGAGGAATCAGCGGAAAGAAAAAAATCTACGAGGTCATGGTGAACGACAACGTTCTCACGTGTTCGTGGGGAATGGCCGAAAAGCCACAGCGCCAGATGAGTCAAACGACGTTCTTCTCATCGCAAGCCGCGCTGGTTGCCGCGTACGAAAAAATCAATTCCAAAATCGACCGCGGATACGACGTCGCGTATTCCGTGTGACGAAGCAGGGACGCCGGGGCGAAAGCCCCGGCTGCCTGTGGTTTCGACCGCAAGCCGTAGCTAAGTCCGCTCGAGAACTAGGGATTGTAAAATACTTACATGACGAAAAACGTAGATCTAATAATGCACACAACGTGCGGAATCGATTTTGAGGTGGTCGACGCGACCACAAAACAAAGCCTCACAGGAAGAATGTATTGGTGTGGGGATGAAGAAGCCGAAGAAAAAGAAAGTAGTGGTTGGGCCTTCTTTAGGAAGAAGGTGTCCCAAAAAGGTTGGACCAT